ACACCTCTTAGTCTCATCCACCTTCTGTATATCTGGCAATATCGCTCTTCGATGGGTGAGACTATCCCTATTCTTATAAGGAATAAAATATTATGAAACATGAATTATTTAAGATTGAAGCAGATTACAATAAAAGAGAAGAGGAATACTATACTGAAAATGCTTCTCAATATTTGAATAATTATCTTGAAGATGCTCTTATTAAAGCTTTTGAAAATTATAAAAAGGAACATCCTAATTATTGGAATATCTATAGAAAGTATCTTAGAGAAGAAGATACACATAAAGATGATAATTATAAAGAATCAATTTTAAGTTTTAGTCTAAATCGCTATGTTACTGAAGATCATAAAAATGATTGGGAGGATTTATGATTACAGAAGAAGATATAAAATCCATAATTCAAGATAAAGCAAATTATGGTATTGCTTATGAAAAGGTTCGTGATCTTATAGAACCTATAATAATTACTGCTGCTATGGAAATTACTAATCGTAATCAATCAGAATCAGCAAGACTTTTAGGTGTTAATAGAGGAACATTTGGTAAAAAACTTAAAAAATATGGATTACATGAAGTTTATTATTCATAAACTTATAGTGTATTATTAAACTCAAATGTTTCTAAGCCGGAGTAATCCGGTTTTTTATTTTTAACTTAAGGAGTAAGACTATGGAGCATAGGCTTCAAGAGCTTACAGATAAGCTTAAGGATACTGCATATCCTGGCTTCTGTAATAACCTGGTAGATTATCTGCAGGTTAAGACTAATAATTATGGTTCTAGAGTTTATTTCCAGAATATGTTTATTTATTTGATATCCAAGGTAGCATCTATGATGCGAATTAATATCAAGAACATTTCTGGTGATGTACTTCCAATTAATGCATATATCATCAATCTCTTACCTAGTGGTGGTGGTAAGGGAATGAGTATGAATATATGTGATTCTATTTTTAATTCTTTTAAGAATGAATTCATACTTCAATCCAAGTCTCAGATAGCAGACAACATCATGGATCTTGCTCAGGATAGAGCTGGGTTAACAGGAGAAGATGTTGGTACTGTAGCTCAGAGAATGAAGGAATATGTAGCTGTTAATTCAGGTATGTATGAATTCAGTGAAGGTACTGTTCCTGCTCTTAAGCAATGCAGAGCAGCACTTCAAATCCAAGGATTAGGTTCTCTTAATTATATCTGTGATGAGATTGGTTCTAATCTTACAGCAGATGGTTCTAAAGAGTTACTTACCCATTTCCTTGAAGTTTATGATAAGGGTTTAACCAGAGGAAAGCTTACAAAGAACAGTAAAGATTTTCAGAGAACAGAAGAATATGGTGTACCAGTCCCTTATAACATGGTGTTATTTGGAACTCCTACAGCATTGCTTGACAGTGGTCCTGTTGAGTCTTTATTCATGAAATATCTTAGAACTGGATTTGCAAGAAGATGTTTCTTTGGTTATGGTACTCATGATTTTCAAATTAGTACTGTTGAAGATGAGTTCAATAAGATTAAAGCTATTGATTTTAAGCTTGGTGAATTCCAAGACTTAGTGAGAAGTCTTTGTGATGCTACCTGGTTTAATAAAGTAATAGATATGCCTGATGATGTAGCCAAAGAACTTATTAATTACAAGCAAATCTGTGAGTTCAGGTCAAGCAAGATGCTTTCTGAACAGGATACAGAACAGTCTGAGATGACTAACAGGTTCTTTAAGACTCTTAAGCTTGCAGGTGCTCTTGCTTTCTTAGACCATAGAGACCATGTAGTACTCAATGATTTATATCAGGCTATCAAATTCTCTGAGGATTCAGGTATCTGCTTCAAGAAGATAGTTAACCAGCCAGCTAATTATGCTAAGTTAGCTATGTATCTTGCTGAAGTAAATGAGCCAAAGACTGATACTGATATTATGGAAAAGCTTCCGTTCTATAGAAAACAGAATGAGAGAGATGAAGTTTATCTTAGAGCGGTAGAATGGGGATATGACAGAGGTATCTCAATAAGGAGATACAGATCTAGTAAGAATAAACTGATTTATACCTGTGCTGAGAAATATCAGCAAACTGACTTATCTAAACTTATTATTAGTATGTCCAAGCATGATGCTTATAACTATATCAATAAGTTTATGTCATTTACTGATTTACCCAATTTAGGTAAAGCCAGTGGATTTAACTGGGTCAATCATCATCTGCTTCCTGATGCAGATCCTAATATTGGAAACCATAGAGATGGTTCTCATATCCAGAATGGATTCAATATGATTGTTCTGGATGTAGACCATGGTTCTAAGGTTAAGTTTGTTAAGGATATCCTCAAGAAATATTATTATGTAATTTATACTACCAAGCGATATACAGATGATAACCAGAGATTCAGAGTAATTATTCCTATCAAATATACTCTCAATCTGAGAGAAGATATTTATAAGGAATTTATGAAGAATGTTGCTAACGCGTTACCTTTTGAAGTAGACATGCAGACCTTCCAAAGGTCTAGGAAATGGTCTACCAATAAGGGTATGACCTTTATCAACAACTCTGAAGATCTAGAGCTGTTTGACCCTCTCGGATATATACCTGATTCCAATGTTACTGAAGGTTCTGTTAAGGGATTCAAAGCTGATCTTAATAAGCTTGAGAACTGGTTTATCAGGAATACTGATGTAGGTGATAGGAATAATATGCTCTATCGTTATGGTCGTGTACTTGTTGATAATGGTATTACAGGAGATGATCTTGAGTCTAAGATAGTAGAACTTAATTCCAAACTGATTGATCCTCTTACAGATCAGGAATTAGAGTCTACTGTTCTTAAATCACTGCTGAAGCCCTAGAATTGAGCTACAATGAGTTAAATAGGTTTGGGAGTATAGTTATATACTCCCTTTGTTTTCTTTCAATAGAGAGCAATAGAATGCAAAAGAATACATGTGGCAGATGGTGGACTAAAGTTGATTACTATGATGGTCAGAACCTGAATGGTGATTGGTTAGTTACCTACAAAATTGATGGTGTAAGGTTACTCAGAGGAAGAGATGGTAAGGTCTATACCCGTAATGGTAAGAGAATGCCTAATGCAGACAAACTTCCAGTATCTGACTGTGAGTACTTTGCAGGTGATTGGAATGAGTCTGTAAGTCAGTTAAGAAATGAGTCCAGAGCAAGTGAGTGTACTGGTAATAATTGTTATAAGCTTAGCCCTATTGATCCAAGATTAGTAGTTGGTATGTATACCAATATTCATCCGGAATTAATGGATGAATTACTGCGTAAAGCTTTGCTTAAAGGTTATGAAGGTATTGTTGTCCGTAAGGGAGATATCTGGCTTAAACATGTACCAATTAGATCAGTAGATCTCAAAGTACATGGTGTTATTGAGGGTACTGGTAAGCTTAAGGGAATGATTGGTGCTTTTGTTACCAAGTATGGTCGTATTGGTTCAATGGCTATTACAGCTGATGAGCGTAAGAGACTCTGGGAACATCGTGATGAATTAATTGATAAAATCATTCAGGTTGAGTACCGTGAGTTTAACAAAGATACTCAAAAGCTCAGATTCCCTAGATATATCAGAACCAGATTTGATAAGGAAGTGGAGGATATACTGTGAAACCAGTAGATTTTACTAAACTCAGTGTAGTTAAGGGAAGTAAGGTTTATTATCTTAAATCTAGCTTTAAGCATTCAAAACTTGGTATTTATGTTTCTACTCAGGATGTAGCTGATGCTACAGGAAGGTCTATCAGGACTGTTCAGGCCTGGTGTCATAACAATGAACTAGTAGCAACCAAGATTTATGATGTAGACAGGAATACTTTCTCATGGAGAATAAGAACGTATCGATAAATGAAGATTTACTGCTGAAACTTAGTGGTATCTTATGTTTCTCTACTGGTTATGTTCTGGCTAACAGGAATCTTAAAAATACACTGTTAGTCCAGAAATTAATTGAAGCAAGGGATATAGTTCTTAAGGAACTTAAACTTAATCCGGAGGAAATCTTTAAGGATGACGAAGATAAACAAGAGACTGGTGCTTATTGAGGGTAAGTCTGCATCAGGCAAGACTTGCTCTCTTAGAAATCTCAAGGGTAATGTCTTGTATTTTAATTGTGAGTCAGGTAAGGAGATTCCATTCAAGAATAATTTCATGAATGTAACTGTTACTGACCCAAATAAGACATTTCTTGGAGAGAATGGAGTCTTTGCTCAGGCAACCAAGAATACTGATAAGTGTGATACTATCATCATAGATTCACTTACTTATCTGATGGATATGTATGAGAACAAGTATGTCTATAATAGTAAGAATACTATGACTGCTTGGAATGACTATCAGCAATTCTTCAAGACTCTTATGCAGCAGCAGGTAGCAGGTGCACCTCAATCTGTTATTATGACTGCTCATATTACAGACCAGATGAATGATGAAGGTATTACTGAGTCTTTCATCAAGCTTAAGGGAGCACTTAATAATAATGGTATTGAATCTTGGTTCAGTAATGTGCTTATAGCCAAGAAGATGCCTGTTGCTACTCTGAAGTCATATGAGAATGACTATCTCCATATAACTGAAGATGATGAAGATCTTGGTTTCAAGTATGTATTCCAGACTCGTATTACTAAGGATACTACTGGAACCAGAATCAGAAGTCCTCTTGGTATGTGGAAGAAGGAAGAGACATTTATTGATTCGGATTGTCAGATTGTTATTGACAGACTGAATAATTACTATGGAGTTGATTAATGAATATTTTTGGTAATGTTGATGATTCACTGGTAAAGGACAAGGATAACGCTGGTTATTCTATTCTTAGTACTGGCATTTACAAGGCAACTGTTAAGTCTCATTATCTGATTAACAATGCTAAGAATGCTGTAGAGGCTCATCTTACTCTTGATATCAATGGTGGAGACCATAACTTCACTATTGCTCTTACCTGGGATGGCGATAATTCTAAGACTGGTCCTATTGTCAAGGATTTCAAGACCAAGCAGGGTGGAGTATTCAAGAAGGTTAAGCCTGGTTATGTAACTCTTAATTCCCTTACCAAGATTACTATGGGTAAGAGTCTCAAGGAAGTATCTCAGGTTAAGAAGATGGTAGAGATACAGAATTGGGAAACCAAGAATAAGGAGAAGAAGCCAGCACTGGTTATTGATGGTCTTGATGGTGTTAAGTTCAATGTAGGTATTATTCATAAGCAGTATGAATCTCAGGCTTCAGGTAAGCTTAAGGATACTAATGCTATTGATAAGATTTACAATGAGAATAATCAGACTCTTTCAGAGATTGAGAATAATGCTCCCAGTACATATGCTGAGAAGTTCATGTCTGAGAAAGCAGGTAAGATCTTTGATGTATATGGCAAGAATGAGGTAATTCCTGTCAGTGCTGAGAAACCTGATACATCTGATGACGATGATGTAAGTCCTTTTGGAAATGACTGATATTAAGTCTTTTACTATGGTGCTTCCCACTGAAGTTAAAGTTGGGAAGCATTTATATTCCGTGAATCTGAATACATTCAGAAATCTATACTATATAACCAAGAACCAAATGAAACGTAAGTTTATGGATCTGGTTATAGAGCAGCTTCCTGATGTTCATTTCAATAAAATAACTATTCACTATAAAGTATTCTTTGGTGATAGAAGAAGGCATGATATTACCAATATTGTTTCTATGGTGGATAAGTTTCTTGAGGATGCTTTAGTTGAGAAACATATTATTGAGGATGATGACTATAAACATGTATTAGGTGGTTCATGGGAATTTGGTGGAATATCAGAACCAAAGATAGAGGTTACTATTAATGGACAATATTAAAGTAAAAATTATTAAGGACTCTATATCACCTGATGAGAATAGGGTTACTACATTTGAGCTTGAGTATCCCAGATACATTCATGCTCAGCTGTTGACTCATAGAGTATTCTCAAGAAATTCAGCCAGTTCACGTGCTATTCCTATTGAGAAGACTCTTAATCTTATCTATGAGAATCCAGTAAATCCTATCTGGACTTACAATCAGGCTGGTATGCAGGGAGAGATAGTAGTAGACCCTGTATTGAAGTGTAAGATGGATCTTATCTGGGGTAAAGCCAGAAAAGAGATGATGGAGAATGTAAGGGAGCTTATTAAGCTTGGTGCTCATAAGCAGGATGTTAACAGATTGCTTGAACCTTTTGAGACTATTAAGACTATCCTTACTGGTTCACAGTTTAAGAATTTCTTTAATCTCAGGATATCACCAGAAGCACAGCCTGAGATCAGAATACTGGCTGAGAAGATGAAAGCTGCTTATGATGAGTCTAAGCCAGATCTGCTTAAGTATGGTGAATGGCATACTCCTTATGTTTCTAATACGGATAAGAATGCTAAGGATATATCAGTAGCATGCTGTGCTCAGGTAAGTTACAGGAAACTCAATACAGATCCAGAGAAGTGTAAGGAGATTTTCTATAAGCTTGTTAATGGAGGAAAGATTCATGGTTCCCCATTTGAGCATGTATGCAGACCTACTAACTATATGGAAGGTGAGACTGATACAGGCAATATTAAAGGGTTTCATCAGTATCGTTATGATGTTGAGATGAACAACGGTATTGATAGTAAAATTTAGTTTGGTGAGAGAGATCAAACTTGTTTAACCATTGGAGGAATCTATGGCTATTCTGAGTCTGATTTCAGCAATATGTCTTGCAATCGTAGCTGCAATTAAAGTTATTCGTTGCATGAAGTATTGCTTCTAATTTCTCATTAAACTAATAACAAGGGAGACTTAGGTAAGAGAAACCTGAGCCTCCCTTTCTATTTTTAGGAGATAAAATGAGTGTTTCAATGAAGAAAGCTGCTGAGATGGTTAAGCAGATTCTTAGTGTTAATCTGGTTCCTTTTCTTCAGGGTTCACCTGGTATTGGTAAGTCAGCTGTAATTAAGGAAGTAGCTGATGGAGCCAAGCTTAAGGTAATAGACCTGAGACTGTCTCAATGTGAGCCTACTGATTTGCTTGGTCTTCCTGTACTCTCAGGAGATAAAGCTAAGTATAAGGCATTTGATACATTCCCTCTTGAGAAGGATAAAGTACCTGCTGGATATAAGGGATGGTTGCTGTTTCTTGATGAGCTTAACTCAGCACCTAGATCTGTACAGGTAGCAGCTTATAAGATTGTACTGGACAGGATGGTAGGACAGGAGAAGCTTAATGATAAAGTATATATTGTAGCTGCTGGTAATCTTGCTACTGATAATGCTGTTGTTAATTCTCTGAGTACTGCACTCAGATCCAGACTTGTAAATATTGAGTGTCAGGTAAGTGTTGAGGAATGGATTGATTGGGCAGTAGAACAGAAGTTCAATCCAGATATCTTGGCTTATGTATCCTATAAGGGTACTAAAGGTCTTTATTCATTTAATCCTGAGCAGAATGATCAGACATTTGCATGTCCAAGAACTTGGGAAATGATGAATAAGATTATGTCCAAGTTCAAGCCAGATGAGAAGATGTGTGAAGCTATTCTTGGTGCTACTGGTATTGAATTCTCAGGTATTATTAAGAAAATCAATAAGCTTCCTAAGTTTGAGGATATCTTTAAGGGTACTGCTAAAGTACCGGAAGATCTTGGTACAAGATATTTTGCTATGTATCACATGTGTGATGCAGAGAAAGATAAGGTTAAGACTAAAGATCAGTTCAATGCTCTTATTTCTTATGTAAACCAGTATGACAAGGAATTCCAGTTTATCTGGTTTAAGAGAGCAATAAAAGATTTTCCTCAGTATAGTCATGAGCCAAGCATGATGAAGGCTATCATTACATTTGGTAAATGGGCTAAGAGTGATGACTGATATCAATAATGCAATATCTAAAGCCAAAGTAAATCTGTATCAGAAATCTGCTGTTATCTGTTATGTAATCTATAACCTTGAGTTAATTATTACTAAGGATATAGAGACTGCTGGTACAGATGGTAAACATCTTTATATTAATCCTGATTTCTTTCTTGGTTTAACTTCAGATGAGAGAGTATTTATTCTCTATCATGAGGGATGTCATGTATTCCTTCTTCATGGTGAGAGACAGGGAGACAGGAACCATAAGAAGTGGAATGTAGCAGGTGATGCAGTAATCAATCAGAAAGCAGACAGAGATGGATGTAAGCTGATTAAAGACTGTGTTACCTTTGATAGTCTCAACAAAATGTTGGATAAGGGTAACAAATTCAATACTTGGGGAGACTATTCTACTGAGGAAGTATATGACCATCTGAAAGACTTACCTGATGAATTGTTTGAAGATTTTGATTCTGATGTAATGTCTAACAGTTGGAATAAAGATGAAGCCAAGAAGAATACTGAAATGGCTAAGTCTATGGGAGGTAATGACTGGGGAGAAGGCTACAAAGAATTCGAAAGAATGATGGAAACTCTTCACAAGCCATTACCATGGTACAGGATACTATGGAATAAATGTGAGGAAAAAGCCAAAGATGATTATTCATGGATGAGACCTAGTAGAAGATATACTGATGTATATTTACCTGGTTTGTATTCTGAATCATTGTCATGTCAGGTATTCATAGATAATTCTGGATCTATAGATGATATTACCCTTAATAAATTTTATTCCCAGTTAACAGCTATCAAAGCAGCTATTCATGTTACTAATATGGATGTGTATTTTTGGTCTACAGAAATAACTGATCATTATCATTTTGATTATGACAGTCCTGTGAAGATTAAAGAAATACACTCTACAGGAGGTACAGATCTGGAATGTCTTAAAGATAAGATACCTAAAACAGGGGTAAATATTATTCTTACAGATGGATGTTTCTATGATGTACCAGAAATACAGAATCGTAAGGATATTATTTGGGTTATATATGACAAATATGTCTCACTATCCAGATTCAAAGGAACGTCTATTAGACTCACTGATTGATAGATTTGATATGGATTTGTTATTCAGTGATATGCATAGTCCTGTTGGTAAATTTACTTATGATAGATATGCCAACAGGATGTTTATTATTATGGAGGCTATTGATTGGATATAGGTAAGTATTCCCATGCATTTGCATTGGTAGAACATTTTAACTGGGAAGCCAGGTTATTAAATTGGACAAAAATTACTGAGTATGATCCAAAGAAAACCTATATTATAGATTTTCCCTATGTTAAGGAAGCATTCTTATGGATATAGCAAGTAATTTATTCAGTAAAGCTTATACTTTCAAAGATGTTTTAAGCAGATGGCCTGACAGTTTTAATAATATTTTAATTCAACAGACCATTAATGGTAATTTAATAGTATTTTCAATTAACAGGTATAGTCCTTATGGAATCTGGTATTGATAAATATTGGAAGCAGTTATATGAGTTTGATATGTATGTCAGACATGACTGTCATTTCGCTACTCTAGATAGAACTTGGGATAACTATGTTGGTGAGTTCTTTTTCAGACCTAATATAAAGGAATTAAATTTATGGATTTGATTAAGTATTACAACTTGCTTCTTGATTTTGATCAGGAAGCTAGGTTTGAGAAACTTAGTGCTCCTCTTATTTATGAGGATATAGGTAGAAAATGGTGTTGTCTTAATTTAATGTATTGGAGGCAAAATGCATACATCTAGAGAATTAAACAGAGTAAATCATTTACTTACTAAGATGTACTATCAGGAAAGGATGGGGATCATAAGTCAGAATTATGATACTAAACTTTTTTATATAGAGAATGGAAATTTACATCTTTATGTAGGAAGTGGAAACTTATTTTTCTCATGGATATAGAAACTAGAAAGCTTAAACATTATTTAACCCTATTTAATAATGCTTACTTTGATAAAGATCACCTGTGGATTCTTTGTGAGACTGTGGGTAAATCTAAACTACATTGGATAAATAAACCTATTCTGGGACATGGATTATTATTATGGATATAAATAGATATATTCGTTTATGTGCTTTATTTAATGAAGAATACCTTAGTAATTATGATGCTGATTCACGACCTTTAATTGGGGTTAGACATTGGTATGTAAGGAGACTTTATTGGATATGAGGATTGGGCAGTATCAAGACTTATTTTATAATCTCTGGTTATTTCATAATAACCAGATATGGGTAATGGCAGATAATGAAATTGGTGAATATTATTTGGATCCTAAATGGGAGAATCTATGGATATAGATAATTATATCAGTATGCTTAGTGATTTCTCTAATGCAAGCTGGGATTTACTCCATATAGAGAATCCATTAGTAGATGCCTATGATTTTAAGTTAATTAATACAAGAGGAATTTATTTTATATGGATCTAGGAATGTACCAAATCATGAGAAGACTTGAATGCATTCGTAATTCATATCTTAATCATGATGTTATGTTGATTGCTCAAGATTTTGATAATGCAAGATTTCTTAAAGCCAGATGTTTAATCTGGCTTTAGTGTTTCTATACTGGAGGTAATTATGACAGACAAAAAAGAAATAGAACTTAAATTCTATGCAGAACATGGCAAGGAAGCTATTGATACCATTAGTTATTCATCATTTGTATTTCCTTGTCATTTTCTTACTAATGAAACTAAGGATAACTTTAAGAGTGGTAGAAGTATAAATTACTACACTGGCATTCTTAATGATATTGCTATGCCTACTAATAAGTATAACTACTACAGACTTATTATTGGTGCTATTTGCATGGGTAATTGGCTTGGATTTACTCCTATTTATGGGCATCTTTCATCATTCCATGATATGGATACAGATGGGGATGTTACAAGCTGGGATGTTCTTAAGGATATCAAAAATGTTTGTAATGAGTTTTGGGTTACAGACATGCTTGGTGGTAATCCTAATGAGAACCTTGTAACAGATTACCCATTTATCCATGAATGGATTGCAGGTGTTACTAATCTGATTAAAAACAAAATTAATGAGCATGGTGGTTCTGAGAATACTCAAAGACAGATTTATCAGAATCTGCTTCAGGAGGCACGGAAAGATTTGTTCAGAAATATTGAGATAGTCAGATCTGGTAAATCCAATATTATAGATATCAAAGATCAAATAGAATATTGGAGGACTAGAGTTGATTTCCAAATCTAAACAGATACAGATTGATAAAACAAGGCTTATTGATACGTTTGTTAATGGCTGGGATAGGATTGTAACAAACCCTATTCTCAGCCTTATTAAAAATAATCAGGATGTTACAGAAGCCAAAAAAGAAGCCAGAAATGACAAGAATAAATGTCTTAGCTGGCTTATGAAGCAGATTAATAAACAGCCTGATGAAATCAATATAGGCAGACTACAGGAACAGTTAGAGATGATATTTACTCTGACTACATGCAGTAATAATCCACCAGAGTTTCTAAGAGAGGAAATAGATGCAAGAGGAGAACAGCCTATTGAGGAAATACTTCAATATTGGGTAACACGATTCACTTACTGTACATAATTGAGAGAGAATTATGGAAAGAATAAATTTGAAAGATCTTCCTAAAACCAAGGAAGAGAGAAAGAAAGTTTATGAAACTTTAAGTTCTGATAATGTTTATGTTGTTTATGATAAGGATGCATGGAAGGAGTTAACTCATCATAAAGTTATTTATGCAGAACCTATTGTAAATAGTAAAGGTACATTTCTGTATGGCATTAAACCTATGGCAGAAATCTATAATCCTATGTTTAAGGAAAAGAGGGAGTTAACTGATAACATAGTTAAACAGATTATAGATGGTACTTATGAGAACCAGAGTAATTATATTATTAATAATGCTGAATATCCTGATGATATTAGATCTATAGATCTAGCATTACAGAAACTTAAATCATATTCAACTCTTACCTGTGATATAGAGTGTAATGGTCTTAAATTTTATAATGCTGGTCTTATTTCTATAGCATTTGCTTATTCCAAACATGATGGTGTAGCTTTCAGAATAGATAATAAGAAACCTATTATGGCTTTACTTAAAGATTTCTTTGATACCTATTCAGGTAAGCTTGTATTCCATAACATGGCTTTTGATGCTACTAATCTTATTTATAATCTATATATGGATGGATTGGAGGATAGAAAAGGTCAATATGAAGGTCTTTCTAATTTATTTCGTACTGGGTGCTTTGATGATACTATGCTTATGGCATATCTTTGCACCAACTCCTGTGCTGGAAATCATCTTGGCTTGAAAGAGTTAGCTATGGAGTATTCCGGTGATTATGGTATTAAAGTAGGAGATAATACTGAAAATATCGATGATAAAATATTGCTTGAATATAATCTTAAAGATGTTCTTTCTACTTATTATCTTTATGAGAAATATAGTCAGAAGCTTATAGAAGAGAATCAGGTAAATACTTACCAGAATATCTTCTTACCTAGTCTTAAAGTTATTACTTATACTCAATTAGGTGGATTATTTATTGATAAACCTAGTCTTGTTAAAGCCAAGAGAGAGTTGGAAGACAAGATTGGTCAGTGTTTTGATGATATCAGTAATGATCCAAGAGTTAAGCAGGTAGAAGATATACTGTCTCAGTCTCTTGCAGATAAATGGAATAGTGAAGGTCATAAGCTTAATAAAACTAAAAAAGATTATCCTGTTAAGTTTAATCCTGGTTCTAATAAGCATCTTACCTGTCTGTTATATGGAGTAATGAATAAACCTGTTACTAAGCTGACTAAGAAGAAATCTCCCAGTACATCTTCTGATGTAATAGAGGAGATGAATATTAAGAATCCAGATAAGCTTCTTGAGAATATAGTTAACTGGTCTAAAGCACAGAAGATACTTACAGCTTTTATTCCTGCATTTGAATCTGCTCCAGATTCTCTTGGAGGTAAGAGACTGTATGGTAACTTCCATTTAGGAGGTACTGTATCAGGAAGATTATCCAGTTCTGATATTAACTTACAACAGTTACCTAGTACTGGTTCACCTTATGCTCATCTGATTAAGTCTATATTCAGAGCACCTAAAGGTTGGGTATTCATGGGTTGTGATTACAGAAGTCTGGAAGATAGGATATCTGCTATTACTACCAATGACCCAAATAAGGTTAAGGTATATACAGAAGGCTATGATGGTCATTGTCTTAGAAGTTATCATTATTTCAAAGATCAGATGACTGATATAACCAAACAGTTACAGGAGCATCCTGAGAATGAAGTAAAAATTATTAACAGTATTAAGAAGGTACATCCAGATCTGAGACAGAATAGTAAAGCTGCTACATTTGCTCTTACTTATCAAGGTACTTATCTTACTCTCATGGATCACTTTGGTTTCTCAGAAGAGAAAGCTAAGCAGATAGAGAAAGCATATCATGATCTTTATAAAGTATCTGATCAATGGGTTAAATCCCATTTGAAAGATGCTGAGAATAAAGGATATGTTACATGTGCATTTGGATTAAAGGTTAGAACTCCTTTGCTTAATGCATGTGTTATGAGAAATAAGAATACCCCTAAAGAAGCATCTGCAGAAGCCAGAACTGCTGGTAATGCATTAGGTCAGTCATTTGGATTGCTTAATTGCAGAGCAGTAAATGCTACTATGGATAAGGTTTGGAACAGTAAGTACAGGTATGACATTATTCCAGTAGCTCAGATTCATGATGCCAGTTATTACATGGTAAGAGATAACTATGACTGTATAGCATTCTTAAACCAGGTATTAACTACAGAAATGAAATGGAATGATGATCCCATGATCCAGAATAAAGAGGTAGAACTTGGTGGAGATATGGAGATTTTCTATCCTACATGGGCTGATGAGAATAGTATTACTAATGATGCTGATACTGGTATCAAAGTAAGGAAGGAGATACTTAATGCCAAAAATAACGATTGATGAAGAGAATGGCTATGTAAATATCAATGATGTTGAATATGATATGTATGAAGCTGGTATCTCTGAGTCAGGTAAATTTATTGTAAGTCTTCCATGGCTTGAAGATCTTAAGGCTAATCTTAATATCTATAAACAGAAAGATGTTCTTAAGACTAATCTTGGTTCAAGAGTAGAAGTACTTAAAGCTACTATTAAGACTATGTACTCTAAGGATGAGGTAGACAGGCTTAAGAGAAAGATTAAGGCTTTGGAAACCAAGAATGAGTCTGCTAAGAAAGTAGTAAATATAGTTAATAATAGTAATAAGATACTTAATAGATCTATAGATCTACTTGATAAGCAGTCTAAGTTTCTTAATGAACTTTATAATCTGGTTAAAGCTGAAGGTATGATGCCTGAAAAAGTATTTGATTCAGGTGAAGTATTCAGAGTTAGTACAGAGGATATTGCTTATACTGCTACTGCATCAGATCCAAGATTTAATTATTTATTCAGAGTAAATCTTCTTGGACATGAGGTATCTGGATTATCTGTTGATATCAGCTGTAATGATAAATATCAGCTTCTGGTTCCTGAGAAAGCTCCTACTATTCCTAATGAAATTGTCCAGTATATACTGTCTGAGTATAAGAAATCATTTGTATATGATTTTGATAAACAGACTGTTATGGACAAGTATGTTTCTACTTTGAAGGAAATTAAAGAGTTCTTTAATAAATCACAGGAAATTATAAAAGATGCTCAAGAGACCAGTGGGTAAGAATTTTGGTCAATTTATTCATGATTTAAGAACTAAGCGAAACCAGTCTCAGACTGGTTTCGCTATATCTCTTAATAGTGATAAATGGAAGACTAAAAGTACATTGGCTACTCGTGTAAGCCAATGGGAAAGAGGTTTCCTTGATGTTCCTAATCTGACAGCTAAAGAAATCAGGGAAATCATGATTATGCTAAACTTAAAAGGTGAGGAACAGATTCAGTGTTTCTCCGCATTAATGAGGGATTGTAAGAATGAAGATTAATAAGGTTATTACTGTAACTCTGGATTCAGAGGATGTAGAGAAGGCTATTAAGGACTATATTGTTAAGTCTGATGATTCTCTTAAGAATATCAATGTATCTGCTACTGAGGTTGATGGTACATTTAAGATTGCTATTACTCAGGATGCAGTAGATGTACCTGCAGTTAAGGTAGAAGAACCTGAGACTACTGTAAGTGATGATGATTCTGTTGAGAAAGATCTTGGCTCTACTGAAGAAGAAACTGATACTGCATCTGATGATAATCCATTCGGTCTGTAAGGTATAACTATGAAAGAACTTCACTATAGAGGATTTACAGGGAGTATTGAATACTCTAAAGAAGATCATTTGTACTATGGTAAAGTTCTTGGCATTAGAGATTTAATATCTTATGAAGGCACTTCTAAATCTGAGTTATTCTTGGATTTCAGAAGTGCTGTTAATAGTTATATAAAAATCAGGAGAAAGTATGCTTCCACTTCCAATACAGGTATGGTTAGCAGCTGATGCATATGAAGGTAAGAATGACTTATCTCATATCTCAGCTACTAATCTTATCAATGATAGTCATAAGATAGTTCTGGAGAACCAAATAAAAAATGAATTAGATACCTCTGACGAAGGCTTACTTAATATGTTTGCTTCCAGAAGAGGTACAGCTATTCATTCAGCATTAGAGAATGTATGGACTAATGACAATCTCAGGAATAAGGCTCTGGATGCTCTGGGATTAAAGGAATTAAAAGAACGTATAGTTATAAACAAACATAAGGAAAACCCTAACCAGATTGAAATCTGGCTTGAACAGAGGGCATATAAGAAGATAGATGATATGACTGTCAATGGTCAGTTTGATATGGTTATGGATGGTCAGCTTATAGATTATAAGAATACATCTGCTTTTACTTATATGCATAAAACCAAGGTAGAAGATTATAAGATACAAGGCAGTATTTACAGATGGCTTAATCCTGATTTGATAACAAGTGGTACTATTAAGATAATCTATATTATGCATGATTGGACAGCTAAGAATGCCAAAATCAATCCGGATTATCCTCAATCGCCTGTCATTGATGAAGACTATGATCTCTATTCGTTGGATTATATTGAAGACTTCATTAAAAATAAGATTCATGAGATTAAGAATGGAGGTACTTTAGAATGTACTAAATCATTGAAGTTATCAGATCCAGTATGGCAATACTTTAGTAAAACTGGTTGTAAAGCTATTAAGAACTTTGATAATCAGACTGATGCTAATCATTATGTGATGACTAAGGGTAAAGGCTTTATTAAGATGAAGCCTCAGAAAGCTACTGGATGCAAGTATTGTAAAGCTAGATCTATTTGCAAGCAGTATGCAGATTTGCTATTGAAAGGTTTGGTAGATAGTGATTAAATACCCATATGTTTCTAATATGGGTGAAATATGGCTAAAAAGAAAAAATTATCTGAAGTAGATCTTGAGATACTCAATAATCCTCCTTATCCTCTACAAGATCCAATTAAATGGATGAAGTGGAAAAACATGACTGTAGATCAAAGAAGATATTATAAAGAGCATCCAGATGAACTTAAATTTTAAGCTATTAGCCATATTAATTATTATTCTTGGTTTCTTGGTTCTAGGAAAATACTCACTATATGCTCATAACAGAATTAAAGAACTTAATAATGATGTTAATGAGTATCAAAAAGCATTTACTGAATCAAATAAGGCAAGGGTTCATTATGAAGAAATATCCAAGAGCCAGGAAGATTATTATCTTAATATTCTCAATAAGCTTAATAAGTCTAAGCTTAGTGGGGTGTACAAGTGTCCAGCAAGTAAACAAGAAGACGATACCTCAGAACTTACTTGTTACAGACAAGACGAATTACTTGGAAGACTTCAGCGATCTCTGGCTATTGTCAGAAGATGCCAGCAAGAAGTGAATAGGTGTAACGAACTTAGGGAATTAATTAAAGGAGAATCCAAATGAATATGGATGATATTGATAAGATTATTAAGCTTCTCATGGATGGAGAAGATCTTGATGATGATGTAAAGGTTAGAGTATATACAACATCTAGTGAGATTAAGAATAAGCCTAATAAGCCTAATAAGGGCTTTGAAGGAGGTATATCTAAATCAGGTAAATTTAAGGATTTTCATCCTTTTGGTGACTTAAAGGCAGAGAAGGCTATTTACAGACCTGAAGCACAGAAGGCTAACCATGAGGTTAATAATCAGCTTAATGGTTCATATAAGGATCTTGCTACTGTTAAGGACGGAGTTAATGCTGTAAGACAGATATTAGATCAGGCTATGATTGTACTTAATGATTTAGAGGAGAAGCTTAAGAATGTCTAATTTTAAGATGCTTGTAGCTGAACAGAAGGACTTAGCTGGAAGAATTAGTTTACTGGCTGATGAGTTAGCTAAGGCTGTAAAGGAGAATAAGGGAGAGATTGATAATGTACCTCTTAATATCCTTGAGCATCAGCTTAGAGTAATGGGTGAATACAATAAGGATCTTGTACTCAGGATTGGTATTCATACTATTGTGGAGAATGATAAGAATGGATCCAGTAAATCATCCTGAGCATTATGCTAAGGCTTCCGTAACTGTTAATCTTGAACCAATACAGTTATGTGAATGTTATGATTTCTGTCTTGGTAATGCCATTAAGTATATTCTCAGAGCACCTTATAAGGGTAATACCTTACAGGATATGAAGAAAGCCAAATGGTATTTAGAGAGAGAACTTAATACTCATCATATTTGGAATGATTACAAATCTAGTAAGTTAGATACAACTTTATTTAATGCATTTTGTAATAATAATAAGTTTATCAATACGCTTATAGATAAAGAGACTGGAGTTATTAATTGTAATTCTATTAAATGCACTCTCAGAGACTTGAATACTACTATTTCTGATTTAGAATGTGGTGTATAATGAGTTTGTAACCATAGTTGTATCTCCTTAGTTAGTAGTTAGTTGTTGTTGTATCAGGGCATTCTTAGGAATGCCTTTTTGCGAGTGTGGTGGAATAGGTAGACACAGGAGACTTAAAATCTCCCGGCATAGCCCGTAAGAGTTCGAATCTCTTCATTCGCACCAATTTTAGGAGCATAGCCAAATGGTAAGGCAGTGGGTTTTGATCCCATAATCTTCAGGTTCGAATCCTGATGCTCCTGCCAATTTGTTTATTATGGGGCGATAGTTCAGTTGGTTAGAACGCCTGCTTGTCACGCAGGAGGTCGTGGGTTCGATACCCATTCGTCCCGCCATTTTAGGGAACTTGGTGTAATGGCTAGCACAAATGATTCCAAATCATTTTGTAGAGGTTCGAATCCTTTAGTTCCTGCCAGAATTATGGACATGTGGCTGAGTGGCTTAAGGCAAACTGCAAATGCAGTTGTGTTGAGACGGATTGGAAATCCGTAAATCCACCGGGGGTTCGAATCCTCTCATGTCCAACCTATTTATGCTGTTATAGCTCAATGGTAGAGCAGCTGCCTTGTAAGCAGTTGGTTGTAGGTTCAAATCCTTCTGACAGCACCATTTATGGCCCATTAGCTCAGAAGGTCAGAGCAAACGACTCATAATCGTCGGGTCCTTGGTTCAAGTCCAAGATGGGCCACCAATTAGAATCCTTAGCTCAGTTGGTAGAGCAGTAGACTTTTAATCTATTGGTCATGGGTTCAAGCCCCATAGGGTTCACCATTTAGAATCCTTAGTCTAATGGTTAGGACATTGCCCTTTCACGGCAATAATACGGGTTCAAATCCCGTAGGATTCACCAATTCATGGAGGAATAATGTTTATGAGCACAAAGAAAAAGAAGTATAACCTTGACAGGATGTATTGCGAAAATGTTAATGCTTGCATTGACAAGATTTTAGAGAATGTCAAGCTGGAAGAAGAACGACCCTATAATGTTGGGGCTGTAGTTAAGCTTATGCAGAGCAGGAAAGGTGAGCGTCTTAATATTTTTTTGAAACAGGTTCTTGGAGTTAACAGAGACGTTCTGACTCATGCGTGGACGAGTGTTATGAACAGAGCCATCCAGCTGGACAAGCAGAATGACCGCGTTCTTGTACCTTCTCAGCTTGAACCAGTTCGTGCCATAGGAGACGAATAATGTTTAATCCTGATAAAGTATTCGAGGATGAAGATCTAGATAGTACTATCTGGCAGTGTGAGAAGAAAGCCAAGATGTTAAAAGATGGTACAGAAGTATTCAGAACAGGATACCTTAATTACTATAAAATTACATTCTGGCTTAAACAGCTAAGGGATTATAGAAACCAAGATATCAAGAGGAAAGCTACTGGCAGAGTAAGAACTCTTGATGAAATGATTGAGGCTGTATGAATTACTTTAAGTATATTCCATTTGATGTAATTAATGGTCCTGGTATCAGATGTACTCTATTTGTATCAGGATGTTCTATTCATTGCCCTGATTGCTTTAATAAAGCTACATGGGCATATGATGCTGGATATCCTTTTACTGATGTAGAAGAGAATCATATTATCAGGGATTTACAGGATACCAGAGTAAACAGGAAAGGATTCAGTATCCTTGGAGGTGAACCTCTGGATCCAAGGAATGTAGAAGCAGTTAATAAATTGCTTAAGAATATCAGATCTAATACTACTAAAGATATCTGGTTATGGACTGGATATAAGCTTAAAGACCTCAATCCAATTCAGTTGGAAACAGTAAAGTTATGTGATACTGTAATAGATGGACCTTTCATAAAAGAATTAAAGGATATTAATCTTTGGTGGAGAGGTTCTTCTAATCAGGAAATAATTAATGTTAAGGATACACCTATATGAGTACAACTGATGAATGTGGCAATGTAATCAAGGATAGTACTGAGGATAATACTCAGGATTATGTAAATGATAATAAAGGTTACTTTACATTACATAAGGACTATCTTGATGATATTGTTACCATGTGGATGAATGGTCTTAGGGCAGTAAGCATTAACAATACTACCAAAACTATCACTTATGTATTTCTTAAGAATAAAGAGAAACCAAGTGAAGGTGTATTAAAACTTACTTGGGATTTAGATCCAAATAAGATATCTACTGAGACTGATGAGGATATTAATACTAACAGTCAATGGGATACACCTATAGATTGGACTGATATTAAGACAGCAATCAAATCCAAAACTATAGATGACCAGTACTTCTGGACTGGTAATTCCAAGACTCCTATTGTGAAATATGATACCAGTATTCAAGGATTATATTTCTATACTAGGGATGAGTTTAACAGACTGTCTTATAATAATCGTAAAGCCAAGTATGAATCTTGGTTCAATTCATTGGGGTAAATCTCTAATATTTCTTTCTTTCTAAATAATACCCCTGTTCAATTAAGAACAGGGGTATCTTTTCTTAACCTAAAGAACTAAGTACTACTTCTGAAGGTAAAGATCCAATATTATCTGTTAACATCTGACCAGGTAATTTGAATCTATTCATAACACTATCAAATGAGAACATAGAATCCAGAATAGAAGGCATAGGTACACCTAATATAGATGCTAACCAAGTCTTAGCTAACATGGATACTGGATGGTCTTTGAAGCTGTTAAAAATACCCTTCTGAACACCAAATAAGTACTTAGTAAAGCTTTCAATTCCCATATCATCAAGATATTGAATAAGAGATCCTTGAGGAGTATTGTAATTTACAAATAACTCATCACCTCTCTTAATGAAATCATCCATATTAAAATTCTTACCATCTTTCTGAGCCTTATCTTGCATATGCTTGTAAAGGGCATACCTAGCTGCAAAGTCATTAAAGGTAGCTAAAGATATAGATAATTTGTACATTTTGGATCCTTGTAAGTTAGTTAAATTACTTACTATAGGATTATCCATGAAATTATGCATTACCTTACCACCAAACTTTTCAGCTAATTGAACTGCTACAGGTTTATGGAAACTAGCAGTAAACAAAGGAGAAGCATTAAATAAACCAGCTTTAATTAACTCACTGGCAGGGTTATTATCAATAACTCTCTGCATCTGAGTTATAGCAGCTTGTAATCTTAAATCCTCACCTGGTTTACGCTTATTAGGTTCAGTACCATTCCATACAGCTAATTGAGTCTCTAATTCTGATTTCTTTCTTAATGCATCAACATACATCTGAATGCACTGGAATCCATCAGTCATATACTTAATAGTCTGCTTAACAGTCATGCCTTCGCAACCACAAAGAGTACCTATATTACTTGCTATATTGTTAAGAGATACTGTCATACCTTTAACAACTACAAGACTCTTACCCCATTCAGCAGCTTTCTTAGCTAACCACTCAGCTTTTTGTACTAATGAGTTATTGGCTAATATAAATCCAATATTATCTAAGAATGACTCTTCAGCAAATCCTTGGATTAATTTCTTTTCAGACCAATTAGCTAAAGAGAATTTCTCTTTACCAAATACTCTGTCAAGATACTTAGTCTCTATAGGGAATCCTTTATCTTTAAGATCTTTATTATTAGATACTTCCTGTTTTACACAATCAGGTAAGAATTTCCACATTTCATGATTTTCATTAACCCAAGTCCATTTCTTATTATTTTTATTATTTTTATAATAATCAAGTAAAGCCCTAACAGTAGCTTTATTAGTATCAGGTGTAATTGCTCTTTCAGTAATCATACCTGCTGTATTAGCCATAGAAGTAGATATATCGAGATCTGTAGTCAGATAAGTCTCTTTAGCTTGATTATTCATTTCTACATCAAAAGCTGTAATATTACCTGATTTATCAAATCTGGGAACCAGATTAGTTTCAGTACCAGCTAAAGGACTGAATGTACCATTATTAGATGTTACTTGGTTCAGAACCTTAGCAAACATCTGAGCCTGATCATTCTCACTAAGCTGTCCATACATGAAATCTTCACCATAGACATTAAGCTGGTTATTCTTACCATGTATGAAGTTTTTAGCTGCTTTACTGAATAAACCAGATACATCAGGTGAGAATGCATGATGCTTGGTTCCAATCCATACCATCTGATGTCCATCAATATTAAGAGGATTGGATATACCAGCATATCCTATAGCTTTCCATCTTTCTAAGTCCTGAACAGCTACAAGTCTTACTCTGGAATCACTTTGAGTATTAGGGAATATATAGCCTTTAGGCATATTCCTTACTGCATCTTCACTATTACCCCATACTTTACTAATCTCATTATGCTTTAATCCTTCCTGTATAGCCATAAGATGCTTAAGTAATGCATCTCCTTTTTGTTTATTCTCATCAATACTTGATTCTCTATTAAGAACAGTTAATACACCATTCTCACTATCAGTAATAGGATTATCCTTAAGATTAGAATGAATCATATTATCAATAGCTTTAAGAGTTACATACATATCAATATTCTTATATAAATCTGAATTAATAGCTACATTATTGGGTTTATTAGTCCCATACATAGAAGCTATCTGATATGCATTGGTATATCTGACACCTGATTTACTGGTTCCAGTAATTAAGTAATCAGCTAATTCATTAGCTTTATTAAGCATCCAAGGATTATTGATAGCTGCTTTAAGCTTATCAATTTCATTGGTTCTTTCTTTACTATCAGCTTTAAGGAAGTTAATAATCTGATCAGCATCATATCCCTTATTAAGAGAACCAAGATCTAATCTCATTATTACTTCACCGAGGTTCTTTCTTAATTTGGTTTCAGAAGGTCTGATACCATAGGATTTAAGTAATTCATTAATAGTATCCTTCATAGTACCAATAGATACACCTTTGGCAGAGTCTAACTGAGATCTATACTTATAAGCACACTTAGCATAGATTAAAGAGTTATTAGAAGTACCTTCTAATTCTTTAATTATGGACTTAGCAAAGTCATCCTTAAGACCTGATATAGAATCAAATATCCTACCCATTGCATCATCCCAGTCAGGTAATGCTTTAAGCTGGGTATCAAGCTTATGGAATAATCCTTGCTTAAAGTTACTCGCTTCTTTATTCAATTCAGAAGCATACTCATTATGTAATTTCTCACTGCTGTTATATCTATAAACATTCTTCTTTACCGTATCCCAGTCATGAGTCATCATGATGCACTTCTTAAAGAGATTCTTAACCTCATTAACTGCTACATTTGGCTCATTTTTATTACCATGTTTACCAGTAATAAAATCAATAGCTTTTCTGCCTAAACCAATGGTTCTGCTTCTTAATGCAAGAGCTAACTGATTATTAGCTGCTGTATCATTAAGTGCCCTGATCATATATCTGTTGGTTAATGCATATGCTAAGAATTCATGCACTGCATCTTCTCTGGAATTGTTATTCCTGAATACATAATCATAGATTTCTTTGGCTTCCTCATGTGAAGCTCCAGCTCTCTCTAATGCTTCAGGAGTAATTATCTTGCTGGCTACAGACCATAATCTGGTAGCTTCCATATACTGATGAGGAGACATTAACCTAAAATGGTTATGTGCTATCTCATGTACTAATATTTCTGCTTTGGATAATGCAGGTCTCTTAGCCATATCTCTTCTGGTAGATACAACTACAGCAGCATCCATATGGTTATCAATATTATTCATATCAATACCAGATACACCAGAAGCAGCATCACCAGCATCAATTAACCTGATATGCATCTTAAGCTGAGACTGACCAAGCATATCTGCTAATTCATATAAGTAATCAATATTATCATTCTTATCGAGGAATTTAGTATCTTCCTGAATCCATTGTCTGATAGTATTGGTATATTGTTCAGCAGACTGCTCTGCATCAGCATATCTAGCAGAATCCAAGTATTTATCAAGATCTGTACTGGTAGCATTAGCATGGAGTACATTGTATCTGCTATGTCTGGAAGTATAAGTAGATATACCACTTAACTGATTACCAGTCTCCATAGCCTGAGATACTATCCTCTCAGCAGAATCAGACTGACCAATAGGAAGCTTGTTATATTCCTTGGCTTTCTCTTTAGTTATAGAGCCTATTTCAGTACCACTTAAACCATCAACAGTATATTGTTGAATAGTCTGGATAAATGCATCAGAATTATCTTTGCAGAGATCCAGAGTTTCACCAAGTAAATGATATGTACCAGTAAATCCAGTAGTATCAGATACTTTAGCTATATGAGCCTTCATATAATCAATATAAGATAGAGCATCAGTAGTACTGAGAGTACTAGTATTAATGGCTTTATTAAGATCAAAGTCTTTAGGTAATAAAGGTATTCTATAGAAGCCATTGGGTACATTATTGGCATTCTTAGCACCTGCACCTGTAACTGAACCTAAACCTTTATCAATAAAATCAGCAGAGGGTAACTTACCTGTGATCTTATAGTCATTCATTAACCTGTTATAGTCCCAGACTTTTTTCTGTTCAGCAGTAGTAATTATGTATTGCTGTAACTGCTGTCTGCTTATCAGGTTATTATTTAAGTTAATGAATTGAACCTGAGTATGAACTATATCACTTGTAACTGTATTCTTAAATGTAACAGGGAATACATAAACAGGGTCTGACTCAGAATCAGTATTCTGTCTTTGGTTATACTGTTCTTTAATACTATTTAATACTTTCTTACCACCTAATGCATTGATTAACTGGAAAGTATAGTTATTGCCTTGAGGTAAATATACATTACCATCTGAACCAATAGTAATAGGAATACCAACTACATCACCTTTTCTTACTGTTTCATTAAATTCTTTGAATCCAGTAAGAATATTAACAGCTTTACCACCTACACTAGATGAGTTAACTCTGAGATCACTAGTTAATATTTTTGCAGTTTCTTTAGTTAATCCAGCATTAGTTAATATTTGACTATTAACTGTTGAATGTAACCAGACAGAAGGGGTTATATTCTTAGCTGAAGTATTAACCAGATTAACGAAATCCTCAGAAGCAGAGTTAGGATCCATTTCATTATAGAACTGGCTGGATAGCATCTGAGCAATTCTGGCAAGATCTACTCTTACATTATCTATTGCATAGTTTTTATTAGAGGAGATCATATCTCTGTTATATCGTGTATCAATCTGAACAAGATCTCCAGACTTAATTAAATTACGATTTCTAACAGTCTTCCTAAGCTCTTCTAATGTATAGTTAGCTTCAGCCTTATTTGCATCAGAGTAGATAAGGCTACTAAGAGACCTGCCTCTAAGATCTGTATCAGGTACTGCAAAGGATTCATTCTGTCTATGATTTTTATCATTGACTAACTCTGGATTACCCCAGAATGCTATAGAATCAATTAAGTCAGTATCTACAGTATCACCTAAGAAACTGAATACAACTACATTAGTTTCTGGTTTATTAGCTTGTTTCTTAAGTAAGTTGGCAACAATAGCATCTTGAGTTCTTAATGAACCAGTCTTACTATGATCTGCTCTTAAGTCTTTACTATAGATAATCTTAGCTTTCTTGGCTATTCTATTATGACTCTGTAAATACTTTAATCTAGCATAAACCAGTAAATCAGTAGTGTTATGGCCTTCAACATAAATAATGTCTGAATCAGTTACATTTTTGTAACGTTTCTCTAAATTAGCATCAATAAAGTTCTGAATAAATACCTGCGGAGATTCATAGGTATTCTTACCAGTAATAGATCTATTAGCTGAATGGATAATTCCTTCATTTTTAATAGATTCCCATGAAAGGTCAGTATCCTTATGAATATAAACATGGTTTCCAGTTTGAGCTTTATTTAATATCTCATAAATAGACTCAGTAGAATCAGTATTTATCTCAAGATTAGCAACATCAGCAGCTTCTAAGAGAATCTTCTTCTCATGCTTATAAGCATCTAATACATTGCCATAAGTCTGAACATCATCAATAGCTAATAATATATCAGCTTTAGTTATTGAATTAATATCCTGACCATTACCAAGTAACTTTTCATAAGCTGCATCTACAAATTTCTTTAGATCTGGTCCTATTATCTGACCTAATTCAAACTGTTCCTGTAATAATCCAGTTAATGCAGAATATAAATCATTTCTGGTTTTTTGAGTATTTGAATCCCACTCATTAAATGCTTTGGTAGTATCTTCAAATAATAATCTGCTCTGTAATGCTTCATCTACTTGACCACTAACAAAATTAATAGATCTCTGTCTAGCTGTATCAATAAGATGATTCATATTATCAAGAGTTTCTAAAGCTTTGCTTCTAAACTCATGATTTCTTGCTAATACATGTCTAGCAGCATCAATAATAGTATCTCTTATTTGAGCTTTATTACTAATAATATTAGTGTTGTTCTCAACAACTTTAATGAGATCTTCTATAGAAGTATTCCTGCTAAGAACATGTAAATTAAATATTTCACTCTTAAGAGTAAAATTCTCGTTCTTATTTCTGGTTGAATTGCATAACGCATCAAGAACTACTTTATACTGAGGGTTATAGTTATTAGCTAACATATAATTAAATATATCAGCATTATAAGTAGTTAAATTACTGATTGCATTAGCATCTGTAAGAGCTGGAAGATTAGTATAATGACCAGTAGCAGGATCATATTCAAGACCATTTCTATCGCATAAGAATTGAATCATTCTTATAATAGTATCTCTATTATTTTGATTGGTGATATCAAATGTACCTTCAACAGTACCAAAATAACCATTCTCTTTAAGATTGTTTAAGTTACCATTAAGAATAGACTGTAACTGATTAATCCTGTTCAAATCATCTTGTACAGCAGTAAGCTCTAACTGGTTTGCATATCTTACTAAATCAGTCTCAGGATGGGCTAAAGTAACACCATTAAGACCGTAATCAGCAAATGTTTGCTTTACCTGTTTATCAATAATATCTTTATAAGCCCCACCTGCTTTCTCAATATCAGACTTAATTTCAGTATTAAATATATTGATAGCATTTCTAAGACTGCAGGCTATGTAATGTTTTGAATTATGAGTATACATAGTACCCATATGAGCCTGGTTAGCTACTCTCATAGCATCATTGAAAGTATCAGCACCAGTTATCAATGCATCAAATACATCGCGTAAATTGATATCAGATAATCTGTTATGTACTGCATTAGCAATATATGAGTCTATAGTATGGTTATTCTCAGGAGTAAGGGCAGATGTAGCAGCTTCTACTAATTTACCACCATTAGTACCAGCTAAACCTATAGTACCCTCTACACCAGGATAGAAAGTATTGATGGTATATCCTTCTACATCAGCAATAATTGCATCAATAGCAGGTTTAACTTCTCTCTTAATTTGGGATTTAAGACTGCCACCAGCTAATCCAGCAGATTCACCGATCCTTACAGATAAGAGATCATAAGCATATTTTTCAATCTTATCCCTGTCTTCTCTGGTGAGTCTTACTGAACCAGCTTTTCTTCTGGCTTCATAAATAGTCTTAATCTTAGTAGTTAAACCAATCTCAGCTATAGCTGATACTATAGATCCAGCCTGAGCAATCTCTTTATTGTGTTCTCTGGTAATACCTAATACTTTATTTGTAGCATCAGTAATAGCTACACCAAGAGTACCTTTAATAAATTCATTAATACCAGTATCAAGATTATCTCTGAAAGATACACTTAATTTCTTGGTATCCCATGCTCTCTGTACCTCATCCATAGTAGCATCACCATCTACTACTTTATAGGTATTACCTACTTTAGCAATAGTAACTTTAGATACCTGACTACTGCTCCAAGAATTGGTTTTAAGATCTTTAGCTATCTCAACAGTAAACTTATTGTTCTTGGATAAAGTTAACCAAGTATCTAAGAATTGACCCAGAGTATATGTAGCATCAGCTTTTTGTATTTGCTTATTGCATTCCTTATAAGCTAACTCTACTGACTTGTTTGCAAGAGATTTCTTACCTGCTCCGTATACATACTGAGTCATGGGAGGTTTAGTCATATTACGAGTTAAACCAGGGGTAATAAGATCGTTTACATTCTCTGGATTGTTGTAGTTAGCTATACCATATTTATCAGAGAATAATGACAGTACTGCATATAACTTCTTACCAGCAGTAATATCATTATTAGAATTCATATTCTCTACTGCTGTTCTAAAGAAAGTATGGAATGCTAAGGAAACATCTTTACTAGTAGCCAGATATATATCAAGAGCATGGTCTAAGTCATTAGCTAATGCTCCTCTGGATTTAAGAATATCAAAGAATTCCCTGATTTTAGTACCAGTCATATTAAACAGATTGTATCTGGGATCATCAGAATCTGTATTTCTAAGTAATTCGAATGCAGTAATATCATTGAACTGACCATTACTTAAACCAGGTCCTGATGTTAATCCATCACCTTCATGTACAAATCTGAAATTAATATTATTAAATGCAGTACGATGATTAGTAGCTATATAGTTTCTTATATCATTTAGATCTGAATTTCTAAATGTTACATAAGTATCATTATGATTATCTGGATAACTATTAGCAACTTCTTGAATCTTATTGATAATATCTGCCATTTCATGGAAGATATTATGGTTATTTTCATACATCTCAATAAGGTTATTAAGAATAGGAATACTATTAGCAGTCTTAGTCCAATCACCCTCAGTAAAGCTAAACTTCTTATAGAACTTATTATCATTAATATTGTTAGTTGTCTGGTTAGTAGCATCTACAGTAGCTACTTTATATTTATCAAGTATTCCATCTAATTTAACTGTACCATCAGAATTATATTCAAGATGACCATTATCTGAAGCATATTTAATAGCATCAGTAAATTCTTGATCATCTAAGACACTCTTTAATCCAGTAGCTAATGACCAATCCTGTGAATTTGTATCAGTATTCTTCCAATAATTCATTCGGAATACTTTATCAGTAGACAAACCAAGATTAGCTGCAAATATATTCATTAAATTAGCTATACCAGCAGCTTCATTATCATTATTACCAGCTCTGGTTCTTAAATTAAAGAGATTAGATAACCTGTTTTGATCCAGAGCAGATGTAAAGTCTATATGACCATTAGCTAATAATCCATTAGCTGAACACCATGTGCATCTATTACCCTTGGTTTCACGATCAGATACGAGAGAACCACAGGTATACAGACGGTTATTAGGAGTAACTCTATGATAGAAATGAGTTAATTGCCATTGAGTTAACTCTACAGACTGATTATCCAGTGTAGTCTGGAATCCTACTGTATCAGAGGTATTATGACCATGATGATATGCTTCTACTAACTTATTAACCTGGTCTAATGCTGTAGTACCTCTCTGAGTAATATACTGCCTGAATGTCTGAGTATTATGAGGATCATTCCTTAAAGATACACCTAATAAGAAATTAATTTCCTTTAATTTATCAGATATAGCAGTCTTAACATCATTACGAACAGATTCAGCAAAATCACCTACTCCCTGAATATCCTTTAATCCAAGGGACTTATATAAAGTGTATGAAGGGCTGTTATTAACATTCTGCCAATTATTACGTTTAAGATTATCTACATCATCATATATCTTAATCAGAATACCATCAGCATCATTATTGGTTATCTGGTGCAGAGTAATACCAGCATTAAGCATCTTATGTAATACATCTAATCCAGAATAAACATTGAATGCAGATACTTTAGAATTAAGTACTCCTATTGATAAGATATTCTCATCAGGAGCAAATATACCTGACTTAGGCTCACTATAGAGATTCTTTCCATCTATAAATACAAAAGGATTGCTAATGTGGTTATTGTTATCACCAAAGATAGCCCTGCTTTCTGCTGATACATAATTTCTGTTAATAATACCTACATCTGCCTTATGAGTACCATAAGCACCAATAGCAAGATAACAGATACTATCCATAGATCTTCTGAATTGAGCAGCATTAAAATGGAATCCATTATTTCTGTTAAAGTAATCTACATTACCAGTAACAGTACCACCAGTGTAAAGATCATTAAGAATAGTACCTACATCTAATCTTTGTCTGATCTCTTCAGGGGTAAGATTATTATTCTGTCTATGAATTTCATCATAGCGATGTCTTACTTCATTAAGTACTGAGTTATAGACATAAGATCTATTAGAATCATTCTTATATGTATCAACAAAGTCATCAAATCTTGTATCATTATCAGGTACATTAGTATTAACTCTTCCCTGGTTATCCAGATAAGAAGCTATATCATATAGATCTCTACCAGCTTGGTTAGACCATTCCATCTGATTTTGGTCATAATGATATTGGTCAACACTTTCAAGATTGGTAATAGGTCTAGCTCCATATACCTGTTCAAAGTAGTTAACATGATCAGTAAGATTCCACTTATTAATCTTATTAACTTCAGCTTTCATTTGGTTATACTTGGCTTCATCATTGTAAGTAACAAGGCACATACAATTCTGGTTGCTCATACCAGACTCAGACTCATGAACTTCACCAGTATGAATATTTACAAACTGGAATTTAATATAACCTTCAGCTTGAAGTAACTGTAATGCTCTTACTGCCATACCTTCTGCTAATTGCTCAGCTTCAGCTGTTTTAGCAAAAGGTAATAATTTTTTCATATCTGTAGTAATAGTATCCAGTAATTCGTCTCTGTTTACACCTTTAAGGGTAAGTAATCTGGATCTTGCTAATGCATCAAGATTAGTAAATTTATCTAACTGCTCTGTATCCTGACTTGCTTCAAGTTTACCTGCATTGAATGCAGCATTAATAGCTGCCTGAATACCTACAGCTTGCAGAGTTTCAATACCTACTTTGGTTCCATTATGATCAACAAATAATTGATCAACAAAATCTCCATTACCATATTTTGAATGAATATAAGTATCATTAACTACTCTTCCAAACTTTCTGGTTAATTCTTCAGTATTCTTACTGAATGATGCAAAATCATTAGCCCAATCAGCATCAGTAGCCAGTAAAGCATTGGTAATATCAGATGCTGTAGAACAATGTAAGAAAGCTCTACTGAACTTACGCTCATCTAAACGTAATTTACCGCTAAGGTTAGCTCTGTTGATAAAGTAGTTATAGATAACACCACCAAAGTTATTGTTATTATTAAATCTAACAATGCTCCGGTGGTTATTATTAGCACTAGAAGATCTATTAGCTGCTACATCCTCAGTTTCTGCAGTTCTTACAGTAAAGATCTGATTATTACCATTAACATTAGGACTGTTGTTAAATTTATCTACTGCATTAAAGAATGCTTTAATAAATTTATTAGAGTCTTCTACACTAGTAAGACTACGTTTAATAAAATCAGGTCTGGCTTGTGTAGCAGTAGCTGAATCATCAATGATATGGTCAATGATGTTATCATCAGTAAATCCCTGATCCTTTATCTGTTTCTTAAACTGAGTTATAAGATTATGCTCATCAGTAAGACCCTGTATTCTATTAGTCCAGTTAGTAGCTATATTTATTATAGTTTTATAGATACTTTCAGTACTCTGAGTTCTGATTAAATTATCTGGATCAATAGTAATAGTATTGTTAAGAGCATCAGCAGGTTGAATACTGTTAATTACATCAATACCATTACGTAATTGCTCATTAACTTCTCCACCATAAATATATCTGGTTTTAATATCCTGATTATTGGCAGCTTGAGCATGTTGCATAATATTGTCATATGCTTTAATAGCTCTTACTTGATTTATATTATTACGAACATAGGCTAATTCATTATTATTTAACTGATGACCTACTTCTGTAGTAATAATCTGATTTCTGGTTTCTTCAGAACCATTAAAGTATCTTCTATTATTAGCATCAACAATACGATTAACTACATCATCTAATTGCTGAACATTATGAATATTATGATTTTGTCTTAAACCATCAACAACCTGATGAGCAGACCATTGAATATGATCTAACTGAGTAATTACATTTATAAAATGTTTTAATTGATTAGGATACTGAGAATTTTCAATATATTTCTTACATACTGGTTCATTAGCAAATACAGGTATTAAATTAGCATTATCACGACCAAATATAGTAAAGTTAAAAGTTTTGAAAGCATCTCTTACTTGCTGAATAGTAGCATTATTATTGTGTAATAATGCTCTGGCTAATTCATCATAGAAATGATCTACAGTATCATTACCAACAGGGGATAATTTATTAATTTTAGCTACAATAGTATTAAAGTTATCAATGACTACCTGATTAAAATTATCAGAATAAATATGCTGTCCATTATCATCAGTAGTATATCTGAGTAACTCATTTAACCAAGTATTAAAATCATGACCACTTGCATTGTATTTATTGTTATTTTTGGCATTCTCAAATATATCATTAAGGATAAATCTGGTTACATTGTTAGTTCCAATAGTTTGTAAGAATCCAGCTATATCATCAGCATAACGATCAGCTATATGCCTTGCATTGGATATCTCAGCAATTAAATCCTGAGAATCAGCTGCTGATAAATCATCATCATATACATGCTTATCAGTTAATCTAGTACCAGAAGCTCTAGACATTAATGCTGCTTTAATACTTAAAAAATTAACCTGGTTAGGTCTATTAGGAATATTAACATCACTTATATTAGTTTGAATTTCATCTTCTTTAAGAGTATTGATTCTTCCATCAACCTGTATCTTAAATTCAGCTTTATTTTTATTAGATCCAGCATTATAAATAGCATTCTCAAATGCTTTCTGCATAGCATTAGGTTCATCTACTACCTGAGCAGCATGCTGTGGATCTCGAAAATAAGCTAATAAACCACTGATAATCCTTAAGTCATCTTTGGCTCTGTTAATAGTTGGCTGAATAAGATCAGTAAACTTATTATCAGTGGATTGTTTTAATCTTTCCGTATTCTGAGTAATTGTAAATTCACATTTACGAACTAACTGAGGTAAATAATCATTTACAAAAGATCTGGATACAGTAATTCCATTAAGATAATCATCTATATTATTAGTAGTACTAATTATATTAGTATGATTAGCAATCTCATACAGAATACTGCTGGATACATTATTAATTCCTTGAACAAGATTTTCTGCGACCTTAACTGCTCTGTCATGATCTTGTGGATCCTTGGATTCCATTAATTTCTGAGAATCCTCAAGAACCTCAGTATCAGACTCACCAATTTTACTTGATATAGTTTCTACAGATTTATCAAAGTTCTTCTTATTCTTAGCTTCTTCCTCTTCTTTAGTACTTCTATACTGCATCAGTAAGCCTTTAATCTTCCTTACTGTAGTACGAGCATTTGCTACACCAGCTATTCTCATAGCTTTAGCAGTAGATCTGATATTTCTATTATTGATTATATTTCTCTTCTGCTGTCCTATATTAAGAGCATCAATAATATCATCGATACCTTCAATATATTTAGCTACAAATGTACCAAAGGTTTTATTAGCAGAATTAAGAATAAAATTAGATGTAAGATTAGTCTTAAATACTATATATAAGGCTTTAAGATTTCGTTCAAATTGATTCTGTGGAGTTCCTGATGTAAGCATAGGGCCATATTTAGCTACTGTTGCTAAATCATTAGCCATGTATTTACATATAGTGCTAACCCCTTTAAGAAAATCATCTGTACTGGTATTCTTAGGGAATACTGGTGTAACTCCAACTAATATAGGATTATGCATCAATATGTTTTGAACAATATAGTCAAAATCATTTTGAGATCTACTGAATGTATGCCTACCAGATAACTCTTTTTTATGATCCAGATAATACTGAGCTAAACCACCAAATGCTGTATAGATACTATTATTAGTTAAATCAGAAGCAGCAGGATTTACTGCACCCTTAATAGATCTTATCTGAGATACAAACTGGAATATAGGAGCAAAAGAAGCATAGTTTACAGGTACTATTCCATATACTTTCTTGGTTTCATCCTGCTCTTCAGGAGTAATATCCTGAATTGTAAATACAGCATCAAGATGGTTCTGCTTAAGACTATCCTGTAATCTCTTCTTACCTTCTGAACCAGATGCAGATAACTCTTTTACTTTATCATTAGATATCTCTTTTAATACTGCTTCAGAAGACATTAAAGCATTAAATATAGGAGATATTCTCTTCTGAACATCCTGATAATCCTGCTGGATTTTATCCATACTGAGATTCTGCTGTCTATATACAATCTCAAGACCAGCCTGATCTCCTCTCAGATATGCATTGGATTTAAGATTCTCTAAGTCTTCTGCAGATAATGTACCAGATTTACCCTTAGTAACTAAATCCTGGTATTCATCCTCATCAAGACCTCTGGTAGAGCTATTAACTGCTTTAGCCATAGCATTGATGACAATATCAGAACCCCTGGAATCCATAGCCTGAGAGTAATAAGTACGTAACTTATTACCTTTATTAGCACTCTTACCAGTAGCTTTATCTACAAATGAATCCCTGAAACCTTTAGAGTACTTACCTGAATACTCTGTAAAATCTTCACTAGCATTGTTATAAACATCAGAAAGATACTCTAATTCCTTGGTTTTATTATTCTTCTTCATAGCATCAGCAAATTCACTGAATGCCTGTTTTGCTTTTTTATAATTACCTGAATCCTTATGTGCTAATGCTTTAAGAAATTTATCACCAGCACTATCATAAGAATTGAGTCTGGTTATATAAGCATCATCTAATGCATGACTCTGTAATACATTAGCTATTCTTCCTAACCTGTATTTCTTATAAGAATCTTTATTACCAGATAAGTTAGAATTATTATTAAATTTTTTATCAACAATACTGCTTACAAGGTTATAAGCATCTTTACCAATAAGATCCTGTGGAGTCTTTTCTATGGCTTCATCAATAACTGTATTATTAGCTTTTTGGTCATTGGTATATTCAGTAAACCTGCTATGAGCAATAGCTTCAGCATCATCCTGAGATATAGATTTATCATTCATTAAACTTTTAGCGTATTTCTCTTCAAATTTACGCTGTAATTCTGTTTGCTCTTCATCACTCTTAGCTAAATCATAACTCTTAATGAAATTAGTAGCGTGCATTTCAGCTACTCTATCACTGCCTTCAAGACCTCTGATAGAAGCAACAGTATGCTCCAGTATATTATCCTGAATAGTTGCTAATTTATCCTTCTTATCCTTATTACCCTTAAGAATCTTTAATAAATCCTGCTGTTCCTGTACTGCTTTCTTATATACTTTCTGAGTAGCCTTATCAGCATTAGCAATGAGATTTATATTATCCTTGGAATTAACATCAATAATCTTTAATCCAGGAATAATATCAGAATCAATAGTTTGTATAGATCCAGCAAGATTAGACTGCGAAGATAATGCACTATAAGCATCCTCTATTCCCTTTCTGGCTTTAGTATTAGAAGCATCTAATTCCTTATTAAGAGTAGTTACAGTATCCCCTATTGCTGCTGATTGATCTGCATCTTTAGATGCCTCATTAAGAGACTTATAGACATTATTAAATACTCTATCATTAGTTACATCTAACTTATTGGAGTGGATTAAACTCTTAATACCATGAACAGAGCCAGTACCAGCCATCATGGATCCACCCATAGCAATACCCTGAGCAAATCCTTCAGCAGCTGCTTTAGCTCCTTCCTTCTCAGTCATCTCCTTGGATTCATCACTTTCATAAGTAGCTTCTGCTTTCTTATTGTAGTATTCAGCACCTAAGTTAGATACTGCTTCACCAAGACCTTCTTTAATTAATTCTTTACCTACTTTACCTGCAAAAGTAGCTGGTTTAGCTATAGGAGCAGCTAATTTAGCTACCTTTGCAAATCTACCAGTACCATTAGCTAATTCAGTAAGTATATTAGACATACTGGAAGTAGCAGTATCTACTGTAGGATTTGCAGATAACTTTCTATTAAGATCATTTAATTTATCAGTAACAGTAGAAGCTATATTTCTTGCAGTATCCTTAACGGTATTAAGAGCACCAACAGTACCACCAGTAGCTGCCTGTAATAAATTACCATTAATAGCTGCAGTATCTTCTTGAGCTTTCTGTACAATATCAGCTACTTTACCACCTGAATCAGATGTCTTAATGAAATCGTTGGCTATATCCTGAGACTTTATAGCCATCATATTATGAATTAATTTTTGCTGTTCAGATCTAGGTAAATAAGCAAATCTAGTTTCTACTGTATTAACAACTTCATTAGCTGTTTTTCTTAACTTATCATTAAATGCTCTTGAACCAGACTTAAGAATGCTTCTGCCTGTATTACCAATAAGAGTATCACCACACCAATCTGATACTGCACCAGCTAATGCATATGCATAAGCCAGATCAAACTTATGTACAGTTAACTTGGACAGTGTATCTGGATTAGCTTCATTCTTAGCCCAAAGATCCTGCATAGTCTGGAATGCTCCAGATAATGCAGTACCAATACCAAGAGGGCCTGCTGATATAAGTGAAAGAGGTATAGAAGTCATTATCTCTGATACTAATCCAGCAGGATCGCTAAATTCACTGGTAACATTATGTAAGAACTCAGTACCAAGACTAGAAGGCTCAAGATCTGCTACACCAGATGCAGCTTGTATAGCCTGCTTTCTTGCTGCATATGCATTAGTACCAAATACACTATTTAATTTCTGACCAGCTTCAGCAATATCCTTAGATGCATTCTTGGTTCTAGTATAATCAGCATATTCCTGAGAATTCTTAAACTGAGTATCTTCCTCAGATAATTGCATATCAGGAGAGCCAAGAACGCTGGCAAGGAATGCAGCTCTATCCATATCTCCTGTAGCTTTGGCATCATTGAATTCCTGCTGTATCTTAGCTATTTCATCTTCTTTGGCTTTAATCTTAGCTGCTTTAAGCTCAGTACCATTATCGATGAAATCACGCTGTTTATACCAGTTCTCATAAACAGCTTGTGGAGTTAAAGCTATATTTCCAAGAGTACCTACAACACCATTTGCTAAACCTCTGGCAATATCTTTTACACCAGTTAAGAAAGGATGCTTCTGGATTTGATCTGCTACTTCAGGGCTATAATATTCATTACCACCATAGAGTTTGGCATCTCTTGCAGCATCTTCAGATGCCTGATCTACTCCAGCCTGTTTAAGTAAGTTATCATATTCTTTCTTAAAGTTAGGATTATTACGATACTCTTTAGCAAACTCATCATTAGCATAGTCAGAACTGTAAGCTAAATTAGCCAGATTTAATCCAAACTTATCAGTAGCATCTTTAACTTTCTTCTGAATATCTTTATATTCATGTGCTTCAGCATTAGCACCATACTGACTCTTATATGCAGCTTTACGGTTAGCATAATCCTGCTTAGCTAACCTATCAGCTTCATCTACATCAGAATTAGTAAGTGCTCTGGAGAAATCAGGTGCTTGTATAGCATTAGAAGCTTCAGCAGCTCTGCCTTTAAGCTGATTAAACCAATAATCCACATTAGAATTAGTAGGTTTAATATTATCGATGTTTACCATCCAATCTGCATTAGCCATACACTCACCTATTTATTTCCAGCAAAAATATCATATTGAATTGCTAAATCATGAATTTTACTACTATCAGGGTTTTCACTCCATGCTTTAGCTATTGCTTTTTTAATCTCTTCAGGAGGATAACCTCTATTTATCATAGATTGTATCGTATTTACAGCATATTGTATCTTTTTAGATCCTGAAGCACCAGGAACCCAATCTGGTACAAATTCAGATCCATATGAACCAACTAAACTGCCTATTAATGATCCAAGAGCAGCTTTTTTACCTTTACCCCATTTTCTACTAAACCAGTTACCCGATCCACCAGAAGATCTGCTCCATCCCTCTAAACCACCAAGAATTCCTCCTACACCCATACCAAGTTTACTGAATCCTTTCGATTCATCATCTTTACCATTCTCACCCACCAAGTCAGCTATAGGACCTAATACGGGACTAGATAAAATATTACCATCTGCCCCATATGTAACAGAATCAGCTGTTTTAGGAGTAAGATATCTTGAATTAACACCTTCTACACTACTGCTACTATCTGCATTATCCTGTGGTTTTAATTCTGATATATTAAGATCAGCATATGTCTTAGAGATAGCTGCATCCATTTCTTTTCTGGAGAATTCAGATACTTTATCCTTATTCTTTGCAAGATCTTCCAGAATCTGTTTAGCATCTGAACCAGATATAGAACCAGCTGCAGCTACATTAGATGCTTGGCTTAATTCTTTTCTATGACTGAAATCAATTTCAGCTAATGTATTTAAGTGTGCTTGCCCTAATAAACTAGCTTTAGGGAAATTATCCTGGAATCTATGAGCCTGCATATCCACAGCACTAAATCTTGCTGAATTACTATGCCTGTATTCTTGTACTGCTTCAATATCTTTCTCAAAGTTCTTATCACTACCATATGTTTTATAGTTTTGGAAAAGATTAGTAGCTTTTTGGAGCATCAAAGGATCTCCGCTATAACATGCTTGAATTATTGCTAATCCAGCTGTATAGGCATCACCACCTGCTTTATCAGCTACATTTATAGTAGAACCAGTTAAATTAGATAATACTTGGTTTATTAAAGTAGAATCGGTATCTTCTACTCCAGATACTTTATTACCTACTCCCATGAGATCTACAAAAAATTTTTTATGAGCTAAATATAACTGAGTATCTGTACCATCAGCTATTCTTTCAGAAGACGCATCATAGAGTTTTCCTAAATTACGTTTGTAATTATCAGTTTCAGTACTTACTTTAGTATTATAGAATTGACTTAATGATGCATCTACATTATGCATTGCTCTGTTATATTCAGAATTAGGATTATTCTGATCTGACTGAACTTTAGCATCTAATTCAGCAGTTTGCTGATTAAATATCTGCCACTGTTCAGGAGACATGTATCCTGGACTACCTATAGAATCTATAACTGCTTTTCGTAAAGCATCTTTAGGCGAAAGTGTAGGATCCTGATTAACAGTTTTTGCTATATTCTTTTCATTATTATGTAATAATTGAATAAAGTTTGAATTAATTTGTTGTCTTATTTGCTTAGATGCATCACTATCACCATTCATTAATTCTACTAGTGCATTCTGGTCTACATGTAACCCAGAAGATGTAAGTCTGTCTTTAAGACCCTTAAGTGCATCTCGTGATGTAGCCATAGCATTGCTATTATCACCATCTAAGATACCATTAGTATTATTATTTCCAACATAATCAGTATAATTTTTAAGGAATGCCTGTGATTTAAGTTTGCTTATCTCATTTTTAGATAAGTTTGCATATCCTTTAATAGATCTGATTTCATCATCACTATGGTCATAAAGATCACTGGTTAACTGTTCAAGATCATCTTTACTTTTAGCTTCAGCTTCTTTAACTTTCTGATCCAGAATAGTAGATATCTGAGCATTAGTAGAAGATGTAGCAGATGCATTAATTAAGTCAGCTAATGGATTACCTGTACTTTTGTTTGTACCACCATTCATGCTGAGCATAGCCATAGGATGCTTTACCATGAGCATTTCATATGGACTAATACCTTGATCTTTAGCTGCATTAATCTCATCTGGTGTAAGAGATGCTGCATCTACAGTAGCACCTAATGCATCAGCATTGGCTAAGTCATTCTGTCTTTCTCTATCTCTTTTATCTTCATATTCCCAGAGTTTAAGATTATTATTAAAATCCTGATTTTGCTTATCCATGATAGCACCAGCTAAACCTGATGCTCCCTGTTGGATACCATTAGTTAAACTGGTTACATTAGATCCAAGAGATCCAGCTAATGCAGCAAAATTATTTCCAGATGTTTCATTCCAAGCCATAGTTATACTCCCCTAGATGCTTCATAATATTTTCTAGCTTCTTTCATTCTTCCAACAGCAGGTTTAACTTCAAATGGATATTTAGGGAAGAATTTACCTACATAACCAGGATCTGTCATCATATCCCATGTAATATTAGGATTCATACCTTTAATGGGATTTCCAGTCATAAGATATATCATATTTTTAACCATAGGGGAATAAACACCATATTCCCAGGAAGCATCAAGAATAGATTTCTTTAGATCAGGTGATAAATTACCAATACCATATTGTCCATAGGCTTTTTCAAGGTTATCTACATACCAACTTCCAAATTTCTTAAATAAATTAAATCTATCTTGATCTGACATTTGATCTATTTGATCTAGAGTAATATCAGATCCATTTGCAAGATTATAATCACGCCAAGTATTAGAAGTAATACCAGGTCCCCATAATCTTATTCTATTAACACCAGACCCATTATAATAAGATTTTAACGGAGCAATCATTCTACCTGTTTTTCTATCATAACCTTGTTCATGTCTCATTAATTTATCAAAGTTATATCCTTTATAAGTAAAACTCCAAGGATCTATAGAACCATCACTAGGTAATTCTGTTATATCACTGGCTTGTTTAACTTGTGGTTCAGGTTGTATTTTAACTTGTGATTCAGGTTGTATTGGTTGATTATCAGTTAATGAAGACATTAAGAATTGTCTTTTCATTAATTTATCAAAATCTGATAATTTATCTGCTTGTTCTGGTTCTTCCTGCTGACCTAATATACCAGTTAAATCAGGCATATTAGGCATCTGAATTGGCTGTACATCAAAATGAAATGGTTGAGTATCTATATACTGCATGGATTTAGATTGTACAGGACCATGACCAGTATAAAGTAATGAATCATCCATTTACATATCTCCAAATAGTAACAGTACCAGCAGATGCCTGATTCTTATATGGATTCATATTTCTTTGTCTGAAATCTGAAGTCCAGTTTTTACCAGTCCACATTGCTATATGACCATAAGGATGAAACTTGTTTCTGTCAAATACTACAATATCTCCTATTACAGGAGAGTACTTAGTAAGAGATATCTTCTTAAATCCTCTAATAGGCAATTCGAGATTATATAAATAAGCAGATGGCTGTCTGTTAAATTTTAACCCAGCATCAACTAAACCATTAGCAACATACCTGGCACATAATCCCTGAGAAGTACCCTTAGAATGATTATAGATATATTCAGCTGCTTTATTAATATTCATAGATACTCCTTAGATCTGACCACCAGATCTAGCATTACGTCTAGCCTCAAACTCTTCTTTAGCTCTGGCTTCCCTATTCTGCCAATCTTGTTTAGATAAATCAAAAGCTTCTTTCTGCAATCCAAACTGTTTTTCAGCCATTTTCTTTTGATTCATTATACCAGCAATACCTAAACCTATAGATGCCATATCACTGAATGAACCAAGAGAATTTAATAATCCTCCTTGATATGGATTATTTTTTAATTGATTACCTATCTGCCATTTAGCCATTTCTTTCATTTGTGGATCTTTAATCCATGGCATATTGGAAGCTAACCATTTATCTGGATTAGATTGAAATTGACTATAAACATTAGTGCCTACAAACCATGAAGGAAACCAGGATTTCCAATCACCAAAGAAAGAACCAGGATTAGATCCAGATGTAGAGTCATATTTACTTATATCCTCATTATCAGGATATCCATTACTAAATAAGTATGGTTGTGAATAAGATCTACCATCAGCTGCAGTATATGAGGATGTACCATCATTATTAGTAATAGAGGATACCATTGGACTGGCTTGAACATTTGTATATGCCATAGTTATCACCTTATTATTCTACCAATACCATAAGCTGCTAATAATAAGGGAATAATCCCCATATCCTGTTTAGTAGCTTGTCTGTTCTGATCTTTCATGAAATCTTTATACATCATATACTGCATAAACTGATTACTAAAATCATTAGAAGGATGTGCTACAGGAGATTCATTATTTGATACTACATTCTTTGGATGACCATCAGGTACAAATCTACTATCTGTACCTTGAGTACCCTGAGTAACTGCAGCTGTCCCATTAGAACTATTAGCATCTATAGCAGCTCTTCTAGCTGCAAAATCATTTGGATTTCCATATAAATAAGGCTGATCCCCAGGTCTGGTATCATTAAATGCAGGTTTGATATCATTATTTGAAGGCTTAAATTGAGATGCCCTACTTACTACAGCTCCAACATTCATATTTGAAGGCCATGTAAAACTCATATTATCATCTCCTTGTGATTTAACTGGTGTATCAGTAGTTTCCTGAGTTTGTTCTTGTATTGGTTCTTTAGTATCAACTGTTTGTGTTTTTATTTGATCAGACCTAGGGATATCATTAAATGCAGATATATCTTTATTAACTATTTCTTTAGCTATTGCATCAGCTTTAGCTTTCTCAATTGCTCTTTGAGCATGCATTTGTCTTATATACTCTTTTGCTAATAAAAAATCCTCATCTACAGGTGTTTCTAGGGCAACAGTATTATTAAATTTATCTATAGAGTCCTGTCCTGTAGTAATTTTTGAATACATATCTGAAATATAATCTATAGCTTCATCTGGATGTAATAAACCATGACCCCACCTAGTTATTACATTATCATTATCATCAAAAGCATTACCAATCCCTATAAGACCTTCACCTACTAAACCAGATAACCAACCTAATTTTGAAAAATCTAATCCTGTTTTAACTGCTGTACCAATAGATGCTTGGTCATCTAACAGAGCACCAACAACTGGTAATAAAGATGCTGGTATTTGTGCTACTGGGCCTGCATTATTAATCAGATTTACTGCTGCTTGAATTTGCTCAGGTGTATATTCTTTTAATGAACGTCCAGGTTTCCACGCTGTGTTGTCATGATCAATATAATAAGGATCAAGATTATTAGCAGAATTAATTTTATCTGCTCCAGCACGAATAACATTACTTCCAACTGATCTCTTAATACCTGTTACAGTACCTTTTATAGCACCTTTTGTCCATTTTTTAAGTATAGATTCTTGCACTGGTGCAGGTTGATTAGGTGCTGGTGTTGGTGTAGGTGGATTATTGGATGCAGCCATATTACATCTCCTTCTTTTGTTGGATACTTCCTAATGTAGATCCATTACAAGGATTATAATTATAAATATCTATTAAACTTACAGATCTAGCTAATGATACATTACTCTTTGGCATATCAAAAGGTAATTGGTATTTCCAAAAGGTTCCTGCACTAGCATCATAAGTTACACTAGGATATAAAATTTGAGAATTATACATATCAGTTACTGTAAACATATCATGACAGTTATTAAGATTGTTCATCTCAATAGTCATAGATGGTTCTGAATTGCATAATATAGATTGTTCATATGAGAATTGAGTCATAGCTAATTTTGAATCTGCTAAATATTTCAGCATAGTATTCATATGATCTTTATAAAGATACTGATATTTTTCTGCTAAATTCTCCATAGCTTTTTGATATTTATCTTTATAATATTGTTGGAATATTGAAATAGTAGAATTAGAGACTTTCATAATAGTCTCAGGTGAAGTTAATATATCTGATAAAGCTATTTGACTGGTTTTAGTAAACTCATCATTGAAGATAGTATCTTTAGCATCCCCTCTTGTTCTGGTTATATAACTTGGTTCTGTATTAGGTATTTTAGGGGTACTTTGGTAATTATAAATATTAACAGCATAAGATCCAATCATCATAATAGCTTGAGCCATAGCTACTGGATTACCTTCTTTAATCATGTCTATAAAATCTGTATTAGCTAATTGAATACCTAAACCTATACCACCTGAAATAATAGGATTATCAAAAGCAGATGATAATGAACCAAGTAAACCAGAAGATGATTTACCTAAAGCATCACTGAATACACTGTAAGGACTGCTAACATTAGCGGCAATAGAATAAGCAGATCCAGCTATAGAACCTACTTGAGTGAGTAATGTACCTGTTTGACTTAATCTTTTATTATTAGTTAAATTACCAGTTAAATTAAGTAAATTACCGCCTATAGTAGTTCCCATAATAAATGCAGATGTACCAGAAGCAACCATTGTACTTGCTGCTCCACCTATAGAAAATTCAGCAGCTGATGTACCTGCACCTTCAACTGCTCCACCAGCTGCACCTACAGCTGCTCCAGCAGCCCCTGCAGCATAACCTGCTGCAAATGCAGCTACACCTTCACCAGCTGCACTTAAACCAGATTTGAATGCATCACCCCAGGAACCACCATAATATAAAGCTACATCCATAGCACAAAGTATTTTAATTGCTAAAGCTACAGCAGCTATTATTGCTGCTACCCAAGATACTGGAGGAAATACATAAGCTACAAACCCACATACTGCTATAACTATATTTAACACTGGTTGGATTATTTTAACCATAACAGGCATTACTATATGTTCATCCATCCAGTCTCTTATATTTGGACTGATAGTGTAGGCAGGTATCATAAAACCTAAACCAATTAAAGATAAAACAATAGTTGCAACAATCCAATGAAAGAATCCACGATGCTTCTTAACTTTTTTTCTATATAGATACCAAGCATCTAAAGAATATTGGGCTATAATAGATGCCCTTTGTGCACCACACTTTCTTAAGACAAAGAGATTAAGAGGAATACCAAAATCTTTATCCCCTTCACCATCCTCACAATGACCATTGTTATAAGCTTTATAATAGAATTCACCTACAGTAGAGTATTCAACTACATGCTTACTATCTAACTTATAGCCAAAAGCAAGATTAGGTCTTCCTTTTTTACCCCATACTTTAGAATAGTAATGACCTACCTTACAGTTCTTAGCAGCATCAGAATCTGGTGCTTTGGTTTCTTTTTTAATACCATGCCAACCAAACTTCTTATGATAAGTAGATTCTTCTATATCTTCCTCATGAGCACCAGATCCATACTTATGTCTCATGTACTCAAAGAATCTGAACCAGTAAACAGAGATACATTCCTTACCATAGGCTTTCTCATAATCATAACCATCTGATTTTTTACAACCCCAGTAAGGATTAACTTCCCATTGAACAGTGATAGATTTCATATCACCGTTTATTTCCATATCTTTATTTACTTCTACATCTTTCTTCTTATTCTCTTCATTATTAAGCATGTAGCAGATTTGTTCCCAATCCAGACCTAACTTAGAATCCAGAATATCTTCAGTGGCTGGTACTGCTATATCTTTTAATTCTTCTTTAGTATGTTTATCTTTATCTTTATAGATCTTATAAACATTAGTAGAATTAACTCTTGCTACAAATATAGGAAGATAACCATTCTTTCTTTTCTTTCTGACATATGATTTTGGAGTTAAATCAAGATCTTCATAAGGTACTGTAACTGTATGGTAGTTACCTGATGCATCAGCATAAGTAGCAGTATAGTTAGTTGCACCAATAGATTTATAAGTATCATCATCTATTGTTAATACTTTAATCTGAGCATTAGGATGATCTGTTATATCTTCCTCATCACCTACTGGTTCAGAGCATAGATATATAGTAGATCCAGATATCTCAGCATAATACCAGTAGTTAGTAGTCTTGGATATTACTTCTCCAGTACTGGGATCTATAACAGATAATTCTTCTGTTACTAATTCTGTTTCTGGATCATATGCAGTGAAATGAGTTTGTAAGTATTTGGTTACTATAGTATCAGGAGATACATAATCATAGCCATGTCTTACAAGGTAAGAAGCATCAGGATATTGAGATTTAATCCATTCTAAAACCTTCTCACCATCATTTTTAGAATAGACATAAGAATAAGGTAAAACTTGTTGAAATTTCTTACTACTCCAGCAATAAGCGTATAGTTGATTTAATCCAACTAATACGCTTGATTGAAGAGCTAACGCAGATATGGTACTGTAATCAAAATTACCTAAAGTACAGGCTAACTGATAAGATCTAACTATATCAGTAGCCTGACCATCACCCGGATCTAAAAACCATGATGTGTAATTCCGATATTTGGTACTCATAGTTAATTATCATCATCTGAATCATCATTACCAGTATTAGCTGCTGGATTCTCAGATGAACCTGCTTTAGGGAACCACTTATCCATACGTTGAGAATAAGGAATATTAGCAAGAGCATCTGAATCTAACTGAGTAGAATCCTGACCATTGATAGTAGTAGTAATAGGAGGAATACCTAATCCTACTCTGCACTTATTAAGGGTAGTGATAGCATTGGATGCATTCAAACCAAAGTACTGAGGACCAACAGTCTCAGACTGTTCCATAGTATTGAATACATCAAGAACAGAAAGCTTAGCCCACTTAAGTTCAGCATCCCTTTCAGTAGACCACATGGACTTATCAATCTGTTCCTTTTGCTTACCCAGTAAACCAGTAACCTTAACAAATGGCTGACAAACCTTACCAATAATAGGCTGACCAGATTTACCACCAACATCAAAGATAGGCTTAACCAGTACTTCAGAAGAGATCTTATAAAGATCATCATCAGGACCATAGAGCTTATCTACATAATCTCTGGTTTGAGCCTGTTCTGTAATGATCTTCTGCTTAACCAGTAAGTTCTGTAACTTAGCCTGTTTAAGCTCTTCCTCAGCAATCTCTAATCGCTTCTTGGCTAACTCAGTTTGAGCTTTAGCTTGTTCTGCCTGAGCCTTGGCTAATTCCTTCTGAGCCTTAGTTAACTCTACCTGGGAATCAGTCTGGTCTGACTGTATCAGGAACTGAGCAGCTACCTGATAGCATATCTGGAGAAGAGCTGTATGAGCCTGAGCATAATCAGATCCAGTAATCCTTCCCTGATCATACTCAACTCTTAAATTCTCCTCACCTATATGAACCAGTCTGTCAAAAGCTCCCTGACCACCATTCTCAAAGAGCTTATCCTGAGTAAATCTATCAATAGATAATGTCATTACTTCTCCTTGATAGTAGCATCCCTCATCTGCTTATCCTTCTTCATCTCCTCAAGCTTCTCAGGAGTAATCTCCTCAAGATACTCAATAGAATAAGCAGGAAGAAGCCTAGGTTCATTGGATACCGGTTTGCCACGTCTTGCGGCATTAGCAGTATCAGGCATCTTTACAAACTTCTGGTTCTTAAGATAATCAACAACCCACTTCTCAAGAAATATAGGAGTATCAAACTGAATAGCCTTGCGAAGATGCATCTCTCTATTTCCAATCTCAAAGAACTTAGCTGGTACATCAGACTCCTTATCATTAAGATTAGTAATCTGTACATGAAGCAGCTTCGTAAGCTCTTTCTTTTCATCCTTAGCCTTTGCTCTGGCATCAATAATACCCTTGGCAATCTTTGCCTTCTGGATCTTCTCCAGAAGAGTAGCCTCACCAATATTAGGTGAATAAGTAATACCAAGATCATCAGCCTGTTTCTTAAGTTCGTTTAATGAGACTTCCATTATAAGTTTCCTCATAAAAGGCTCCCAGAATTGGGAGCCAGGGTTAATAAATATCTAGTGGATTATACCTTAGCAGTGGTGTAGAGACATGCTAAACGCTCAGGTCTCTTAACCATTAAGCCATAACGCCACTGAATAGACCAGAATCCAGTCTTACCATAAGGATCATGCCATGCATTAGCAGTATCAGATCCAGGCTTCTTTACAATGATGGTGAACTTAGAAGTCTTTCCATCAGACTGGAATCCAATAGTAGCAAAGGAATCATCACCAATAACTACCATAGGATATACATTGAACTTCTCATTAGTAGAAGCATACCCATCAGTAGCTGCTGCTCCCTTACCAGCATGGATTGGCATATAAGGATCCTCAATGATTCTGAACTCACCTATACGACCAATCTCACCATTAGCAAGGGTAGTCTGATCACCATACTTCTCAGTAGGAATGAATGCAGGACGTCCCTGAAGATCCTTCATGGTCTCAAAGGTAATTCTTAATCCAGAAGGAACAATCATAGACCATCCACCCTTGACAGTCTTAGTATCAATATTTCTGGATCCAGTAAGAATCTTAGTCTGAGTAGGAACCTTATTATCACGAAGTCTCTGACCCAGTACAAGAAGATCCTTATAAGTGATCTCAGAAGAAGCATCCATAGTAGCAATGGAAGTAGCAGTACCACCATACTGAACTAATCCAGCAGAGCAGATGAGATCAATAGCCATGAGTGCTTCCTGGATCTTATGAGCACCCTTAATAGCCTCATCTGTATAATGCTGATAAAGCTCAGGATCAGAGTCAAAGGTTAACTCATCATCAGTGAACTCAAAGAAGAATCCAAGCTCAGCAATAGTTCCCTCACGGATACCACGTGTAAAGCCTACACGGTTATACCTACCACCAGTCTCACCAATAGTAGGAAGAACACTAAGGATAGTAGAAATATCCTTACTGGATCCATAGAAGTTACCATTCTGAATGGTAGCACCAGTAGCATCAATACCCTGATCATTGATGTTCCTGTCATCAATAAGAGGATAATAGATGTACTGCTTAATAGTCTTGCCAGTATGAGCAGCAAGATTCTCTACAGTAGCGAACTGGAGGAAATAAGTATCCTCCTTTGCTTCTATGAGTGCGTGTCTTTGAAAGTAATAATCCTGTAACTGAGGAAGCATGTTTCCTGCAGAAGCTACAGTCTTACGGTTAGGAGTATAACCAGAAATACCACCATCAACTTTTACAGACTCAGTATAGGGGGCATTCTGATAGCCATCAGCGGTAGGGATGTAGGGGAAATTAGTTACACCACCATTACCATATTGCATTCCAGTATAAGCCATTTTGATTACCTAAATAATTGATTAACATCGAGCTTCGAGAACTCTTCATCTGACATAGATAATGGATCAAACTGTTGCTGTACAGGTGAAGATCCTCTTGTAGGTCTTGCAGCACTCTTTCTCTGCTGCTGGTAAGCTGCCTGAGCTTGCTGTTGCTGAAGATTCTGTAACTCTTGCTGTTGAGCTATATAATTGGATTTCTGATTCTCTTTCCAAATATCATTAGCTACTGTCATATAAGTCTCATACCAATTCTTACCTTCAATAGATTTATCACCAACTAACTTACGGTGTTCAATCTCATCAGCAACATCCTTATAGAAGCCATGTTGAATCTGAAGCTGTAAAGATTTAAGGTAGCCAGGATTCTGATAAAACTTAAGTGCAGTATCCGGATCAAAAGATGAAATAATCCCTCTGATTTGTTCACCTTCAGTACTGTTTAAGACTTCATCTAAAACAGTCTTAACATTGTAAGCTTCTTCTGAAGGTATATGATTTGTTGGAGCATACTGAGATTGAACAGGATTACCATTCTCATCTACACTAGGTCCAGTATCAATAGTTGAGAGATCTATATTCTTTGTCTCTATGAGATGTTTAAGAGCTTTAGGGTCTCCATTATAAAGATCTATAGCAAAGTTAAGGTTATCACCCAACATGCCAGCATTCTCTAATGCACGCATTTCCCTGAGACGAGGTTTCAAAGCTTGCTGTTTCTTAGTATAATCAACACCCTTCTGCATCAGGGAAATGACTTCATCTGTATTACGCAGATGAACTTCATGTCCTGAAGCCTGGAATGGCTGCATGATTTTGTTATACTCAGCCTCATAATCAATAGCTCCTGGTTGCTCACCAACCTCGGAAGGTGCAGGTGGAACTGGTTGATTATTATCTGAAGGAGTAGCAACTTCCTGTTCTGCTGTGTCAGCCTGACCAGCATCAAAAGCTTTGTCAATAGCTGCCATAGCTAAATCGGTATCACCAATTGTATTAATGTCTTGATCTGTTATAGCATCATGAAACGCAGTGAGATCACTCATATCTCTTCCTCATTCCTTATTTGTGAATATGCATTTTCTGATTTCTCTCTGATGGAATCCAAGTATTGCTTGAATACACTAATACCAATGAGAGCATTATTTACATACTCCTTGTTGGCTATTGGTGATGAATACTTGTAACTCATTTCCAGAGCAAAATCATGTAAAAATCCATCTAAGATTAATTCTTTGAAGTCTTTGTTCTTCATCAGCCTTGTGAGTTTCTCACCATCTCTGGCTTGATTAAGAGGGCTTTGTGCCATTCTGTTTCTCCTTAGCCTTCAAAGCTTCAATCATATACTTCATAGCTAATTCCTGCTGACTCTTCTCAGCCTGAGCCTTAGCCTGAGCACCTTGCTTCTCCATATCCTCTCTATGGGTCTGACCAGTGGACTTCTGAATATAATCAAGATCCATCTTTCTAGCCTGAGACTCCATATACTTGGATTTAGCCTGTGCCTGCATGAAATTAGACTGCATCTCAAGCTGTTTAGCCTGAGGAGCAAGCTGAGCATCAACCATAGTACTCTGAGCTTCAGCCATAGATTTCTGAGCATCTGCCTGTGCTTTCTGAGCCTGTGCTTCTGCTAATGCAGCCTGAGCTTCAGCTAACTTAATCTGAGCTTCCTGTAATCTCTGCTGATTAGGATCTGGCTCTGGCTTGAAGTTCTTAATCCTATACTCCATATCAGGCATCTTCTTAAGTCTGCACCACTCAGCTATAAGTAATTGAACCATAGGCTGAGGTACAGTATTACCAAGAGTCTGCATCATGAAAGCAATAGTATCTGCTTTATCATTATCCTGCTCAGTACTGGATATGTCTATCTTGAGGTCAAAATCTCCTCTGAGATCATCTTTCCTAACCTTAATAAACTCAGAGTTAGTAATACGGATAGCTTCCTCATCATTGAGCCAGAGAGCATTCATAGCCATTATCTTTCTGGCTACTTCTTCCATACCCTTAGCTAATCTTCTAAGGATACCCATTTCTCTCTTGGATGCAGCATCTAATGCTCCTCTTACTTCTGTAGCAGTCTGACCAAGAGAAGTTTGAGTACTTTGGAATGCTCTAACACCAGTAAGTGACTCAGCTTCCTGTTGCATATTCTGAATCATTAAGAAAGCTGATTGAGGTATCTCAGGATATACATGCTGGAATATTCCATTCTGAGGAGGCATAGCAGGATTAAACTGATAATCC